GCGCGGCTACTGGTGCAGCCAGTCCGCCGGCCTTGTCGGCGAGGGTGTAACGATTGTCTACAGCGCCGCCACGCCGGAAGCCGTGCAGGCACACGCCGCCGAAGTCGTCGAGCTTTGCCGCCAGATCAAACGGGACATGCAGCAAGAGGGCGTAAGCCTCGACGTTAACGGCACGCTATACATCATCTAACCAACCACAACACCATAAACCACAGCCAAAGCCCGCTGGGGCGTTCCCAGCGGGCTTTTCTCATGCCCTGCCGTATGCGAGCACCGAGAAAAGCCCTGATGCTGTACGCGCGCGCGTTTATCCCGCGCCCGTTTTAAGTATACTATATTATTCTTTATTTTCAAATATAGACAAAAAGAGCAAAAAAGCGGGGAGGGGTGGAAGAGTCGCCGAACCCGGCTTGTTCATGGGTGAGAGCGGCGAACTGTTGCAAATGCAACACATTGAGCGAAGCGAGAGGAACGGCGGAAAGGTTAACTGCGATTGATAGTCAATAAGTATTTACTATCTAACTTCGTCGATCAAACGACAAGACAGGTGTCTTGACACATCTGTTGTGCAGGTTGACGAACGACTGTTGCAAATGCAACAAAAAATGACGCTAACTGTTGTGCTTATTATCAATAAGTGAAACAGTTAGGGGCTTTTGGCGGCTTTTCTTCCGGTCTGGCTGGCGCCGCCCGGCGGCCGCGATCGTCTTTGACTGGGTGGGGGGTGGTTTACGATTCAAACCGACTTTCTCAGGCGCACAAGCCCCATAACTCTCCCTCCCCCACACACGTTCACCGCCTTAACGTATTGGTGAGGTCAACAAGACATAGGGGGGGGTGGTTTTGAAAGCGTGGCGAAAAATCCAAAAAACAAAAAGGCCTTCCGAAAAAAATTTATAAAAACGCTTCGCATGTGATGCCTCTATTTTAAAAAATTTGCGCGGGCGCTTCGCGCCGTAGTGTCCGGTGACGTGCAGGGGAGGCAGTAAGGATAAAACAAGGATGCTGACGGGAGCTAACGCGCGGGTGCGCAGTCGGTGCATGGGCGGCAAAAATTCGTTTGGAGGGAGTCTATACAATGAAATCAGACAACCAACAGAACGGAGTTGAGCGATATGTTCACAAAAGAGCAGCAGAAATCCATGCTTCATCGCGCGGCCAGATCATCAAATACGGATGGACACATCGTCGCCACACCTCCCGTAACGATGGCAGAGCACGCTATGACGCGTTTCGGAGGGAAGGCGAGCACACCACGAAAAAACAGTTATCTCTACTGTGACAGCGTGGATGCCTGTTTCTTCTATGGCCCGACAGGCGCGCCGACGGTGACTTTCACTGCGCGGTGGACTTACGGAGCAAAGGATATTGACAAACTCGGCGAGACGGCGGAGCTGATTAAGACCATGCTTTACAACATGACCGTCGAGTCGGTCCTTGAAAATCTCGCCGCCGATAGCGGAGGGGATTTGGAAGATGGAGAGTTTGTATGAATCGCCACCGTGCTCTTGCTGCGCATCTCACCATCTTTCTCTTGTGAGAAGATTTGGTATGCCAGGGCAGAATGTTTATTTCAAGTGCTATGAGTGCGGACGTGAGTGGGTGGAAGATATTCCGGTAAACCCGATGGAATCCGTACAGATAACGCCGATGCCCACGAGACAAGAGGGTAAGCGGAAGAGCTCTCCTGTACCGATTGGCGCAATAATCGTGCATTCGTAAGATGGATAGAAACGCATTTGAAATTGGAGGACGGTAGACATGGCATATACGCGGAAATACAGGCAGGGGGCGCAGGTCAAGAGCATTGAGGACTTTCTGCATTCCCCGGAGACGCAGTATTTTTTCTGGCATGGGAGAACGATTCATAAACAAGTCTTTATGCACTGGCAGCTTGATATGCTTATCAGGGAAATCGGTGGAAGACATCTTTATTTTGCGGATAAGACTGTGCCTGCGGATGGAGATGCGGAATGAGCTGCTATGGGTGTGTCTGCAACAACTGTCTATACAACTGCGAGTTATTCAGCACATACTTCACACCGGGAGAGGTCAAGGACGTGGAGGACGTGTGCTACTGCTGTGATGAGTGCAAATGGTTCGATGGGGACTTTAGTAAGCGGAGCCGGTGGCGAAAATCATGTGAAAAATTTCGCCTACCGGCGAAGTATAAAGCGCAGAAAGAGTATTTGGAACAGAAGAGGTCTCGCGTAGCGGTCATGCGACGGGAAGCGTTTACTTTGATTGAGGGAGGGAAACAGAATGGATAGTTTGAATGCGAGCAGGATAGCTGGGGGCAACAGCGCAAGAGGGCGCAGGCAATCCGATCTCTACCCGACGCCGCCGGAGGCGACGGTCGCCCTTCTTCAATTTCTGAACCTGCCGAAAAATACGACCATTTGGGAGCCTGCGGCGGGCGAGGGAGATATGCTGGAAGCGATCAGGGCGTGCGGATATGGCAGCTCATTCGGAACGGATATATCCGAAGGGTTCGACTTTTTAAGCCCCAGTATTTTCAAAAGAATTCTCACAGGCTTTGATTGGATTATCACGAACCCGCCGTTTTCGCTGGCGGAGGATTTCATTCGCCGCGCAGCAAAAACCGAGAAGCCCTTTGCGATGCTGCTCAAGTCACAGTATTGGCACGCGGCGAAGCGCGCGGCGCTTTTTGAAGAGATCCAGCCGAGCTACATACTTCCCCTGACGTGGCGCCCCGATTTCTTCTTTAAGGAACGAGGGGACGGTGATAGCGGCAGTCCCCTGATGGATGTGATGTGGTGCGTCTGGCTGACACCGTGGATGAGAAACACACAAACGATCTATCGGCCGCTGCCGCGCCCGCCGAGGGACGAAGGGGAGAGGAAATGAAACGAATCTTCATCATCGTGGCAGCGGTTACGGTGCTGCTGGTTGGATGCTCGCAGACGCATTATCCGTATTTGAAATATAAAAACAGCGATGCCGATGGCGACAGCAAAGATCGGTGGATCGAAGTCCGAGACGGTCATGAACTTAGTGAAGGGCACTCGTGGGACATCATCGAAACCGATCAGGGATATGACCTGGTTTTGCATTTTGTGAAAACGGAGGGCGTGAGATGAGCTTTGAGCACTGCCAATCCTGCCTGCCGCCGACGCGATATCCCGGCTGCCATAGCAATTGCCCGTACTATCAGGCGGACATTGCCAAGTACAACGCGGCGAGGGGCGAAGAGCAGCGGGAAGCGCAGGAGAAAGACGATTACTTGAGCGCGCGCCATTTCAAGACACGGCGCTATCAACGGCTGAAATGAGGGAGTGAGAAAGATGATACGCAGGCAGTTATATCTCGCGCTTGATTATAAGCACGCCGGAATCGTTACCTGCGTTGCTGATTCTCCGTCGGAGCTTGCAAAAAGGTGCGGCGTGGATATCAGCCAAGTATCGCACTCCGTTTCAGCTGTGCGGAAAGACCCGCGAAAAAAGCGCCGGTTCGTCTCCGTGTGGACGGAATGGAGCGACGCGGAATACGAAAAATATTTTGGGAGGGAACCATCATGAGCCGATTTGTCATGAGCAAGACCCCGTGGGAGCGCTGCGTCTATCCGGCGCTCAAAGCGGCGCTCGAGCGGACTGGGCAGTTTTGAAAAACTGAAAACCGTACACGGCAGAATCGTCTACATCAATGAGGCGCACCGCTACTTTACGGCGGAGGCGGATATCAACGGCAAGAGGCTCAGAGAGAGCTTCAAATTTTAGGAGGTAAAGATGGACGCTTTAGAATTTTTGAGAGAACGGAAGAGAATGTGCAACTTATGCAAGCATTGCGAGGGCTGCCCACTTGAAAGAGCTGGATGTGGCCTCGGCACCAGCGCATCCGATGAAGAGTACGAAAAAATCATTGCTGCCGTTGAGCAGTGGTCGAAGGAGCACCCGCGCAAGACGCGGCAGAGCGTGTTTCTGGAGCAGTGGCCGGAAGCGAAGCGCGTTGACAACATTTTGGCGGTTTGCCCTAAAGTGCTTGATATGAGTCTTCCCTGCTGGATTTATAACAATGCTAATGTTGGTTGTGAGGACTGCCGCCGCGAGTTTTGGACGAAGGAGGTGGAGTGATGAAACGACTGACAACTAATTGCCCGGATAACAACCTTGATGCCGCCCTGAATCTGTTTTACATCAAAGACTTCGAGACATGGGTGCGTGGCGGAGGTGATGGCCCAGATTACCCGGACATCCGGCTCTACGATTTTATCCGCAAAGCCGCAAAGATTTTGCTGCCGGACTTGGACTTCCCAATGGATGATGATGGCATAGACTATGCGATGGGTGAGCTTTTGCTGGACGGCCCTGATGAGCCGACAGGCCTGCTTGCCCTGCTTTATACCGCAGCATGGGCATACGCAGAACTGCGTGGCAGGCTCATGCAATACGAGGACACGGGGCTGGAACCTGCGATGTGCGCCAATTACAAGACGTTTGAGGATGAGGCGATCAGTAAGGGCGTGACATTTAAGCGCATTATCGCACTGATGGAGGCCGACAGAGCCGGGCGCGTGGTGGTGCGGCCGTGCAAGGTGGGTGACACGTTATTCAGGGTGTTCGCCGGAGAAATCTTAGAGCACAAAGTCAGAAACATGAGATACCTCGCAATACAGGGACGGTGGGACATTGATACAACCCCGTTCTGCTCATACGTAGAAAGTTCCATAGGGAAAACGATTTTCTTAACCCGCGAGGAAGCGGAGCGTGCATTGGAGGCGATGAAGGATGAGTAAGGCTGTTATGCTGAGCATTCGCCCGAAGTGGTGTGAAAAGATTGCCAGCGGCGAAAAGACCATTGAAGTCCGAAAGACGCGGCCAAAGCTGGAGCCACCGTTCAAAGTATATATCTACTGCACGAAAGCGGAGGAACGGCTCATTACAATCTTGAAAGATGGAGACGAGAACTACGGTGAAATTTATCACGGGAAGCCCGTTTTCATCAAAACCAATAAACCTGACAATCTTTATGCATGTGGCCATTCCTGTGCGGTTATCGGAGAGTTCACCTGTGACCGGATTTATGAGCTTGCGCCCCTCAACCATGCCCCAGATGATGTAGAAAAGCAAGCCTGCCTAACACGGGAAGAAATTGTGAACTACCTAAAGGGAACCGGCTACGGCTGGCATATCGTCGACCTGAAAATATACGACGCGCCGCGAGAGCTGAGCGAGTTTCGCCGAGCGTGCCCGAATAGTTGGTATTGCGAAAGCTGCGCCATGTACTGGGAAAACAACGGCACTTGCGGAAACGCGAGTTTACAGATTAAGAGGGCACCGCAGAGTTGGTGCTATGTGGAGGCGATGAAGGGTGGCAATTAGCAAATCAAAGCGCGAAGCGGTCTATCGAAAGTATGACGGCCACTGCGCGTATTGTGGACGCGAAATCGCCTACAAGGATATGCAGGTAGACCATTTTCTCCCATTGAGGGCGAGGGGGATTGAGGACGCGGGAACAGATGACCTTGACAACCTCATGCCAGCCTGCCGGATGTGCAATCACTACAAGCGTGCAAATTCGCTTGAAACATTCCGCCGCTATATCGCAGAAATTCCACGAAAGCTGCACGAGAACTATATTTACAAGATTGGCGTAGTTTATGGCAATGTCATCGAGGCCGAAAAGCCGATTGAGTTTTACTTTGAGACGCAGGAAAGGAAGGTGGCTGACAATGGCTAAATACATTAAGAAAGAAACGGCTTTGAAGGTCGTTGAAAAGTATGGACTTACGAACGGCTCTACGTTGGGTAAGCATACCGGATTAGCGATTTGCATTGCAAGCGAGATTGCCGACATTCCCGCCGCTGACGTTGCGCCGGTGGTGCGGTGCATGGACTGCAAGCACCTTGTCGCGGTCAACGTCAACGGGAAAGGCATTCCCACCTGTCGAGTGAGCGGCATGGAGGTCGCACCAGACGAATTTTGCAGCCGCGGAGAGAAAGGACGGAGGTGACAGCGATGCGAAATCCGTGTAAGGACTGCATCTATTACCACAAAGAGAACAAGACTTGTCAGTCAAAAAAATGTGCCACTGGCGGCAGCGGAAAAGTGTCTTGGGTTGATAGGCTGTTTTGTTCTCCATGCAAAAAAAGGAGGAGCTAAGCGATGAGGCTGATTGATGGTGATACCTTATGGGAAAAGCTCGACGACGAGCCGTGGTACGATAACGCAGATAGGGACGAAATTGCTTTGCCCATCGTGGCCGCTGCTCCCACCGTCGACGCCGTGGTCGTGACACGGTGTAAGGACTGCGAGTATCTTGTTAACGCGACGGTTAACGCTAACGACTTTCTCATCTGCGGCATCAGCGATATGGAGATTACGCCGGACAATTTTTGCAGCTACGGCGAACCGAAGGAGGGTTAACACATGGACGTTGTTGGACGAAAGGTTGTTAAAACGCGGGTGGATCATGTGTGCTTCGGTTGCGGGCGCAAATTCGAACAAGGGACTATGATGGAACGCAGTTGTGTTTTCGACGGAACACCGTGGACGTGCTATCTGTGCGCGAGCTGTCAGAAAGCGTCTTCTGAGTTAGGATGGCAAGACGAGTATGGGTTTGGAGATTTACGTGAACGTGCGCTTGAGATTGAGAGGGAGGCACTCCATGCTGACGATCACGATTAAAGCTAACGTCCCCGCCGGTGACGCGCAGGGCATCAAGGAGCGCATCGCCATGGATATTGAGCGATACGGCGACTGCAAGGTCGTGAAGGTCGAGAGCGACCGGGGACGGGAAGAACAGCTACGAATGAAAGGAGCCAAATTATGAGCATCAACGTAAAGAAGTACACCAAAGACCAGATGGCGAAGATGGTGGAGGAAGCGCAGGAAGCAGCGAAAAAAACGAATGGGTTTATGAACGAGCTGCGAAGTCGAAATAGCGAGCTGGAATTACAGGTCCGCACGTTGAAGGCCAAGAACGCCGCCCTGACCGAGCAGCTTGACCAGATGAACGGCGAGGCCATCAACAAGGCAAATGAGATTGCGAATCTGAAAGCGGACGCGGATGCGCTGCGAAATAAGATTGATGACACTGAGGCGGCGCTTGGGCGAGCGAATGCGTGCATTGCCACCATGCAGGTTGAAAAAGATCAGCAAACGAAAGAACTTTTCGAATGGCAGAGAAGCGCGCAGGATCTGCATGACGATCTTTTGAATGCACGAGAGCGCGCACACTATGCAGAAGCCCACCCGTGGAGGAATCTGTGGGCGTGGGTAAATAGAAAACTGGTGCGCCATGATTAAAGATAGCGGCGAGCGCATAATTAAAATTGAACGGGAGAAATTCGATGACTGAAGAAGAGAGAAAGACATTTCTTGAAGCGCTGCGCGTGTTTGGCAGTCAAAATCAGATCACTGTGGCGCTTGAGGAAATGAGCGAGTTTCAGAAGGAACTCTGCAAATACCTGAGAAATGACTCTTCGTTTTCTTATGCTAATATTGCCGAAGAAATGGCGGACGTTGAGATCATGCTAGATCAGATGAAAATACTCTTCCAGCGAGATAGTGCTGTAGAAGAGCAGCGCCAATACAAAGTGAAAAGGCTGCGGGAAAGGATTGATAAAAATGTTCGACTGTAAGTGGTGCATGGATGAAATTTGCGTCAACGATGATTGCCCGGCGTGTGCCGACTATTGCCCGGTTCCAGACACCGAAGGCGTGTGCCGTCACGAGGACAGGAGATAGTGATGATGGATAAATGCAACGAAAGAGATCGCGCGGTGCTGTCTGCGCTGGATGACAACATCCGGCGTGCACCATCGCTCGGAGTTTGCGCAGAATGCTTTGCAGCACTGAAACTCGAGTTCGAGCGCGTGATGGCGGAACGGGATGCAGCCAGAAAAAGCGCCGGAATTGTTCCGAACAGAAAGCGCGCCGAGCCGCCAGAATGAGCATTTCCAAAACTCTCGTGTTAGCAATTTGTTAGCAACCAAAAATGATTTATACCGCTTAACGCTGATTAACGTTTCAATAAATGCAAAAAGCACAGCAAAAAGCGGAGGAAAGCAAACAAAAGCGGTTAAAAATATGTAGTCTTTTATTTCGTAATCAGCAGGTCATGTGTTCGAGTCACACCACCAGCTCCAAAAAAGCCCTGAAACATCAATGGTTTCAGGGCTTTTTGATTTTGCGTTACTTTTTGTTTGTTAGTAACGAGTTAGTAACTGCATCGACTACTGTATCGCCGTCGATGTGAGTGTAAATGTTGGCTGTGGTGGAAAAATCTTTGTGACCGAGGACTTCTTGCAAAATAACAGGCTCGAGATGCTCTTTGACCGCTCGCGTTGTGTAGGTGTGTCGCGTGGCGTGCGGCGTCTTTTTTTCGATGCCAAGACGCTCAAGCAGAGGGTAGTAGTCTCTTTTGCGGAAGTTATCTGGGCTGTGCTGTCCCTTATACCCGGACAGTAAGAGCGGCCCGTTTGCGATGGACGCAAAATGCTCGAAGTACGGTCGCGCTTCCGGCCGGATCGGAATGACACGGCGCTTGCCAGCTTCGGTTTTCACGCCTCCTATAATCCTGTCACCGTGGTAATCCTCAAGCCGAAGTTTGAAAAGCTCGCTGATGCGCATTCCCGTGCCAAGATACATAAGGATTATTTTGGCCGTATCGCTTCCGTCTTTTTCCAGCTTTTTTATGTCATCCTCGGTATATATTGCCTTATCCTTTTTTTCCTCTCCCGGCAATTTAATATACTGGGCAAAGTTAGTGGTGCAAATCTCTTCTCGCACCGCCCACTCTGACATTTGTGTAAGCAGGATCTTGTACTTGGAGATAGACGATCGGCTTTTCCCCATGTGAGGGTCTAAAGCTTCCTGAAAATCGGCAACGCGCAAGTCGCGAAATTTCTTGTCGTGGAGCGTTGCAAAAATTTTATACGCATTGTCGTAAGAATCCTTGCTCTTCTCGCCGATGCTTTTATAGTGCTCTTTTTTCCACGATTCGAATACCTCTGCAAACGTCATATTGTATCGATTGGTTAAATCTTTGCCGGAAAGATGCTCCAGCGCTTCCAGAGCATCGGTCTTTTTTGCGTAATACCCAATCACGACTTTGTTCTTTGCAGCGACCCACGGGCGAGATCGCCTGCCTTGTAGTTTGTAGACCGTTCCAGTGCCATTGGCGCGTTTAAGCGCTTTCCGCTTTTCCTGCACCTGCTTTTTCCCGCAAATGTGGCAAAAGATAGCTTCTTCCGGAAGGTCTGCACCGCATTTTATACATTTCCTCATATTGCTATCACCCTTCTACAACGTGGCTGTTAAGAGATGGAGAACGAATGTTCTATTTTGCAAAACATAAAAAGAAATCCCTCATGAGTTTCGTAAAGCCCCAGTTGGGATTTGGCACATCAAAATGAAAGAAGTAAATAAGGACGATCACGGAGAGGACAGCCGAAAGATAAATAGCAAACCGCCCCGCCCTTTTATCTTTGCGCAGTTCTGTGATCTGGCGTTCCTGCATGGCAATGATCTCATCCTGACGCTGAGCGTTGATGGATTCCACTTCCTCTGACAAATCGGACGAATTTTCGTCAGATTCTATTCCACAAACGTTATCGATCGAACAATTCAGCGCTTTTGCAATGCGGAGAACGACATAAGCACTGGTCGCCTTGGAGCGGTTGGAAAAGTAATTGTTGACCGTATGAACGGAAAGACCGGCGGCATCTGCTATCGCCTGGTTCGATAGTCCCAGCAAGTCTCTTTTGGCTCTCAATATTTCTTTCAAAGCCAAGCTTTCATCAGATACAGTTTCTTCTAAGCATTCCGGCATTGTTTCGGCTCCTTTCTACTGCTTGCTGCGCTTTTTTCGCATATCGTCATTTTCGCTCAGCGAATAAAGTCGAACCATGTCGCATAGGAAGATGATGACACGCGGATAGGAAGGTTGTCTCGTAGACGTTCGAGAATAAATCTGCTACGATAGACCCATAGCAGATCAGTGATAGAACATGAATCTGCTATACCGGAGCTGCCGCTTTTGTGGCTGGTGCGGCGGCTCCGGTATCGGCGGAACATAGAATGAGAGAAGGAGAAGGGCGAACAGAATGGATGCGATAGACGGCCTGCAAAAAGAGGTGTATGAGCTGTTCGAGCGCATGACACCGGAAAACAGAATAAAAGCGCTTACTTATCTTGAGAACGTGCGACGAGATCAAAATAATCTCGCACCTTTGCGCGATTCTCAGGTGTCAAGTCGCTGAGATCCAGCACATCGAGTTTGCTGCCCTCCGGGGCGGCAGGCTCTTTTTTTTCGCCCTTCGGAGAGAGCACGGTGAAATTTCTTTTACTGGCAATTACCTGAGAAAATTTTAGATCGCTCAGAGATTCTTCGAGGATTTCAATATTCGCCTCAATTTCGCCCTTGACATCATCTGTAGACTTTTCCAACGCTTTGCGGAGACACTTCAAACGGTATTCAGTTACGTCGATCTGCGCCTCAACAGTAAATCCGAGAAGGTATTCAGATGTTACGTTGAAATGCTCACAAATTTTTCGTAGTTTGTCAGGCCGTGGAACAGACCCGTGTTTCCACTGCGTAACGGAGGAGGATGCAATTCCAAGTTCCTTCGCTACACCGTTTGGCGTCTTGCCGTCTCTTTCGCATAATGCCTTATATTGGTCAAAAAACATAAAACGCTCCCTCAATAAATGTCTATTGCGCCAAAACTCGTAATTATGAGATATTTTCGTTGACAACCTAAGAATTATGAGGTAACATATAGTTGTTCCGGTTAGGGAACAACAAATCGACCCCTCATAGAGCGGTTGTTTTCGATATTGCTTGGCGGTTTTATTGTAACGCCGCTCTATGAGGTTGTCAAGAACTAAATCTCATATTTGTGAAGTAGTGCGCAAAGGAGCGTGATAGATTGACACTAAAAGATTTGAGATGCAGGGTCCCTTTGTCACAGGAGGTTGTTGCGAGAGCTGTAAAACGCGACCAGTCAACGGTCAGTTACTGGGAAAGCGGTAAGTGGGCGCCGGCAAAGAAAATTAGACCGACGTTGGCCTCAATGTACCATGTGACGTTGCAGGAGTTGGAACAAGCAATCAAAGATACCATGGAGAACGATAATGGGGACTGAAATTAACCCGCTGTATTTGAAAATTGAAGAAAAAGCACTTGAGGAAGGGTTTTCAAGCATGACCGATCTCTGCCGGAAGTCGGGCGCATCTCGCGGAGCCATGACAGACCTCAAGTATTGTCGGTCGGTAACGCTCTCGCAAAAAACAATTTTTGCGCTTTCGTCTGCGCTCAAAGTTTCGTTGAGCTTTTTCTTTGACGGGGTGCATGATGGAATGAAGGAGGATGAAGAAAATGAATGAATTGATCAAAATAACCTATTCCGATGACCGCCCTGCTGTCTCTGCCAGAGATTTGCACGAATTTCTGGAAGTTGGGTCTGAGTATTCTCACTGGTTCAAAAGAATGTGTGAGTACGGTTTTACAGAGGGACAGGACTATTCGCCATTTTTGACGAATAGGGTGGATGGACTTTCAGGGAAGCCGAGACAAGATGCAATTTTAACTATCGACATGGCGAAGGAGATTTGTATGCTCCAGCGCAATGAAAAGGGTAAACAGGCCCGCCAGTATTTCATCCAGTTGGAAAAGGACTGGAACAGTCCGGAGAAGGTGATGGCTCGTGCTTTACAGATCGCCAACAAGAGACTGCAAGTGCTGGAAGCCAAGGCGGAGGAGGACAAGCCGAAGGTGCTGTTTGCGGACAGTGTGGCGGCGTCCCACACGTCCATTCTTGTTGGTGAGCTGGCAAAACTGCTCCGGCAGAACGGCGTGAACATTGGAGGAATGAGATTGTTCCGCTGGATGCGTGAAAACGGGTATCTTATTCGCCGTTCCGGTTCGGATTACAATATGCCCACGCAGCGGAGCATGGAGATGGGGCTTTTCACCATCAAGGAAACAGCAATCACACATGCGGACGGGACGGTGACGGTGAGCAAGACCGTTAAAGTAACACCGAAAGCGCAGATTTATTTCGTGAACAAGTTCCTTGGAGAAAAAAACTGTGAAACCAGAGGGGCGAACCATGGAAGATAAGGGTATAAACGTTTTTTGGAGTCCTGCGTTTGATGAATTGACCTTGGAACATCAGTTTGCGGAGTTTGGCAAACTTGCAAGCAAGTTGGCAGATGCTGCCACTTTTGCTCGACTCGAGGAATATGACTCGGCAGAAAAGATTCTGGTCGAAGCCACATCTGAGGCTTCAGCACTCAAGTGCAACCCATTGTTAGAGCTAGCGATTGCGGTTCGGAACTATATGACTGGACTTAGGCATGGAGTTATTCAGCCTGATGCAGTTGAGTACTAATCACGAATGGAGCGTGAAAGGGAGGAACCATACCGAAAACGAAGTAGGGAGGAGATTATGGAAAAGATCATTACGCTATCCACGGACGCAGCAGCGAGCTACCTGCGCGAACGCGGAATGAGCATTTCCCCAGATACGCTGCGGCGTGGGATTCAGCAAGGAGTTTATCCGTTTGGCATCTGCATCGAGGCGGGAAACTCGCCAGTGTATCAGATTTTCAAACGGCTGCTTGACGATTGGATCTCGGAAAGAAGTGTAGAAGGGTGAAATTTCGATCCGACTGTTTCGGTCGATGGAAAGTTGCGAAGGCCGCTCATGCGTGAGTACATGGGAACAAGGAGGAATCATGGCAGATAAGACTTACATAGGCGCGAAAGAGGCGCAGGCCATCGACGCTTGCCTTGCGGCAGGGTTGGATGTGCAGATCACGCGGACAGCGTTCGGCGTGAAGATCGTTGGCGTGGATGCCAAGAAGGTCTTTCGCTTCGGCGAACAGAAAAGCAAATAACGCACCTGACCGCAAGTGGGCGGCCAGAAGAGCCAAGAGGGGCTGAGCCACCGGGAAAATCTCGGGGCTCAGCCCCTCTTTTTATTTTTACGAAGAAGGAGAGCGCGAAATGAATTTCGAACCGAATTACCCAGAGATGAACCGGGAGCAGAACGAAAGCTCAAAGGAGCGCCAAGCGCACATCGCACAGATGGAACGCCGCGAGCGGCGGAAAAAGATTCGCAGACAGCACCGTATCCAGCGGGCGGAGGACGCGGTGACATTTCTCCTCCCGTATCTGGCATTCCTGATGCTGCTGGTCAACATTCTGATTGCGGACTGGGTTGTGGGAGAGCTGTTTCACAACATCAGGATGACCGAGACCGCTGTCGAAACGGAAAGCGCGGAATGCCCGACACTCCCCACTGAGGATGCGCAGCCGGTTTTGATGATTGACGACGCGCTTGCGCTTTCGGACGGCCCAGCGGCAGAGGAATACGCATATATCCCTTTCCCCTTCAGTGAAGACATTCCACTGAGCTACGAGGAGCAGGAAGCGCTCTATGGAGCCTGCGAGGAGTTTTCGGTGGACTATCCACTGATGCTTGCGCTGATCGAACGGGAGACCCACTTCAAAAACGAGATCGGAGACGGCGGGAACAGCTACGGCTATTGCCAGATCCAGCCACGCTGGTGGTCGAAGGCGGCGGAAAGCATCGGTGTAACCGACCTGATGGACCCATCTGGAAATTTCCGAACAGGCTGCGCGATCCTGACGCATCTACTGGACGTTTATGGCTGCGGCAACCTGACCGACGCGCTCACGGCCTACAACACCGGCCACGGCGGCGCGAGCGAATACGCGAGAGACGTGCTTGAGAAACAGGGAAAGTGGCAGGGAGTTCTGGGCTATGAGTGAAATGGTGCGACTTCATTTTGAAACGCGCGCGGAGTGGCTGGCTGGCCGCGGACGTGGGATCGGCGCGAGCGAAGCGGCATCGGCGATCGGAATTGGGCCGTGGGAAACGCGGCTGAAACTCTGGAAAGAAAAATTACGGCAAGGGGAGCCGATCAGGGAGCGAGACAACGAATCCATGCAACGCGGACGAGAAATGGAGGATGCCATCCGAATTTTTTTCATGGCGCAGCACCCGGAATACGCCCTTGAGTATTATCCGTTTGACATTCTGTTTCAAAGCGACCGCCCCTGGCTTTTCGCCACGCTGGATGGAGAACTGACAGAACGCGAGACCGGGCGCAAAGGAATTCTTGAGATCAAGACATCTCGTCCGAACGGAGCGACGGGATGGGCACAGTGGCGCGATCAGGTGCCGCAGCACTATTTCGCACAAAATCTGCATCAAATGCTTGCCACTGGATACGACTTTGCGGTGCTTTACGCCGCGCTTTACGACCTGCGCGGAGGCATTACTTTCCCACCGCCGTATGTGTTTGAGCGGTCGGAGCACGAGGGAGACATGGAATGGCTCCTGAAACGGGAAACTGCTTTCTGGCGGCACGTGGAAAACGGAACGATGCCGTCGCAAATCTTGACGCTCTAAGCGTTGGCTCTGAACGATAAAAACCGAAAAGGAGAACAACAAAATGGCATTGGAAATCACGGTAAGGGATCTCGAAAAACAGGAGGAGATTAGCAAGATGGTCTGTAAGTGCGCGCTGCTGTCGATGGATGAGGCGGGCGAGCACGGAGACGCAAGAACCATCGTATTTGCCGAGTGCGGCGCGCTTTCTATCGCAGATACGATCCTGCGAATGGAACGGGAAATCGAGGAGCTGAAGGAAGACTCCGACATTCGCGGGGCTGTGGACTTCGCTCGCTGGCTGCGCTCGGAACCTGAGCGCAGGAAAGAAAAGAAAGAACCGGAAGCACAGGAACCGGATGTTTCGTTTGCGGTCAGGGTGACGCGCGTGCCGAGAAAGGGCGGTGATCGATGATGTATGTGACGGTCCGATATTACAAGCCGCAGCTCAGCGGCTATGCGGGCATGGCTTACACCTACCGCACCGATCTGCCGCTCAAGGCGGGCGACAAGGTGATCGCGCCGACGAAGGGCGGAGACAACCGCGCCATCGTGCTGGAAACTGATGTGTCGGAGAACAGCATCGCGCCGCATATCCTGCCGCTCCTGCGCGAGATCACGCAGTATGACACCGAGGAGGAACGGGAATGAGTGCATCCATCGGCAACAGATACGGCCGATGGACGGTGATCGGAACCCCTGAAGTGAGGAACGGGAAGCGCTACGTTTTGTGCCGTTGCGACTGTGGAACCGAAAGATATGTCTATGTGTTTTCACTTGAATCTGGAATGTCCAAATCATGTGGATGCCTTAGACGAGAAGAGGCTGCGAGACGAAGAACGCTTGATTTGACAGGTCAAGTTTTTGGGCGACTCAAAGCTATCCGTGTTAATTCGCAAACCCACCGAGGGGGGGTTGTGTGGCTATGTAAATGCGAGTGTGGAAAAGAAACCCTTGTCGTTGCGCACGACCTTTTATCGAAGCACACGCGGTCATGTGGGTGCATTTCCAAGGAAAGGACGGCTGCGATGGGCAGGAGCAATCGAAAGCACGGCGGCCATGGAACGAGGCTTTATCCGATTTGGGTGTCTATGCTGTCGCGGTGTTATCAAAGCGATAACAAATCGTTCTGCAATTATGGCGGACGTGGGATTGCGGTGTGCGACGAGTGGCGCGAGAGTTTCGAAGCGTTCCATGATTGGGCGTTTGCAAATGGATACGACGAAAATGCTCCTTACGGGCAATGCACTATCGACCGCATCGACGTAAACGGCAACTACTGCCCCGAAAATTGCCGCTGGGCGACAATGCTCGAACAGGCAAGAAACAAGAGAAATAGCAACAGAAAGGGATGATCTTTTGGATACAGGAATGGTCGAATTCCGAATTACGAGCGATTTGAGAGAACTACGATCTCAAGCGATAACAACCAATTATGAAGAGGTTAAGGCGTGGGCAGAGAATGTAGCGTCGATGTTTGAAAACATTGTCGTAACAGAAGACGCGGTATCAGAAGCGAAAAAGAACCGTGCAACATTACGCCGAATTCAATCAAACATTGGAGAGGTTCGGAAGACAGGAAAAGAGGCGGCACTTGCCTCGTATCGCCCTTTGGAAAACAACTGCAATGAACTTGATGCAATCATTCAGCGGGGGGTTTCTAACCTCGACGGGCAGATCAAAGCCTTTGACGAGGCGAAGAAGGCGGAGAAGAGCGAACGGCTGCGCGCGTTTTTCAACCAGAGCATCGGAGAGATGAACGATTTCCTGACGTTCGACGCGATCTATAACCCGCGCTGGATGAATGCCACCTACTCCGAGGAACAGGCGCGCAAGGACATTATCTGCGAGATCGCCAAGTGCTCGAACGCCGTGGAGAGCCTGCGCGCGCTGCACAGCGAGTTTGAGACCACGCTGCTGGACGAGTTCCGCCGGACGCACGATCTGGCATCCTGTCTGAAGAGAAACGAACACCTGATGCGGCTCAAGGAGATCGAGGAAGCACGCAAGCGTATGCGCCGCGAGCAGGAGCAGGACGTGGTGAATAAGCTGGCCGCTGCGCGGGCAACGGAAGCGCCCACGCAGAAGATAGCAGAGCCGCCCAGAACGGAGGAGCCGCGCGAGACTGCGCACACGGAGCAGACGGAAGAGACACCGCAGATGTTCGAGCTGGTTTTCCGCGTGCGAGGAACCGCGGAGCAGCTGAACGGCTTGAAGCAGTACATGAAGGAACACGGCATCCAGTTTGGACGCGCGGACGGATAAGGAGGAAAGAATATGAATCCAAAAAACACCTTTACCCAGCAGGCACAGAGCAAGCCCTCGTTTTCACTGGCGGTCACCTCACCGTCGATGCAGGGAATGATCAAGAAGGCGCTTGGCAGCGATGCTGCTGCCGCCCGCGTCACGTCAACGCTGATCTCCGCGGTCAACGCAAGCGACCAGCTGCGCTCCTGTGAGCCGTCCACGATCGTTGCCGCAGCGCTGCGTGGCGAAGGCATGGGTCTGATCTACGGTCACGGCTACTATGTTGTGCCTTACGGCACGGTCGCCACGTACATCATGTCGTACAAGGGTTACATCCAGCTTGCAATGTCCACGGGATTTTATGCAGACATCGACTGCATTGAAGTTCGTGAGGGAGAGATCGAAGGAAGGGATCGCCGGACGGGCAAGCCCATTGTGAACCTTGCCAAGTATGAAAGCGATGAAGAGCGGCAGAGCAAGCCCGTCATCGGCTACTACGGGTATTTCGAATTAAAAAACTCCGTGTTCCGCTACGAATATTGGTCACTGGACAAGCTCCTTCGTCACGCCGACCGCTATTCCAAGGCATTTTCCCGCGAGAAATTTCTCGAAATGCAGAGCGGCAGCATGAACCCGAAGGACGTTGAAAAACTGCTGAACGGCTCGCCCTGGTACGACCCGAACGGCGGGCAGGACAAGATGTGCCGCAAGACGGTCATTCGACAGCTGCTTAACAGCGGCTATGCACCGCTTTCTCCCGAGGTAAAGACGGCGTTTATGGAGGAATCCAGAGCCGAGGACGAGGGCGTGATCCCCGACTTCCAGATGTCAGAGCGCGTGATCCCAACGACTGGGGAGGTCGTTGATGCTGCGGCGGATACCGAGAGCACTGTGCAGGAAGCCACAGAGGGCGCTGTGAGCGCACCTGCTGGTTCGGGCGTGAAATTACCCTCCCGAAAGGAAAACGCCGCACAGCGCGTCTCAGGCGCGAATACGGACGATTACGCGCAGAGTTTCTTTGACGACTAAGGATGGCGCGCAAAATGGGGATCATGGTTGGAAAGGCTGCATCGGACGGTTCGCGTCCGATGCACCTCTGGGGCAAACTCTCGCGTGAAGTCAAGGTCGGAGAGACCGCCAAGGGAGAGCCGAAGGTGCAGTTTGGCGTGTGCTATTCGCGCGGCGAATTCATGAATATTCTTGCAGTTGGGAACGACGAAGCAACCAGAGTTGCCTGTGCGTTGGAGAAGGGCGATGTAGTGAGCATCGACGGCGTTTGGTCGCAGAGGAAATACCGAACGCGCGACGGAGAGGAAAAGATTTGGTCTGAGCTTCGCGCCGACACGATCTCATCTCAAAGCCTTCTGGCGGCGGTGCTGGACATTCTGTCCGCACCGCGCCCATCCACCGAATCCGCCCCTCGCAAAGATGAATTTTATGCAGAGGAACACCCCACGCCGGCGGAAGACGGCGGCACGCTGCCGTGGGAGCAGCAGGAACAGGAAGACGCTGAATATGACTACGTGCCGACGATTTAAGGGAGGGGGTGGAGAACAGATGAAGATTGTTTGCGAAAATATAAAAGAATATGCCCATATGCTCCGGCTGTGCATGGACAACTGGACGGAAGATAACTGCAAATGCTGCGTATTGCGAAGTCTCTGCGGGCAAAGGAAAGATTCTTTCGATGCTGATATCGAGAGAATGCTGGTCTTGAAGGAGTGATAGATAACTATGGCAGACGTTCAGTGGATTCGGATTACTACGGATATGTTCGACAACCGGAAGATCAAATTCTTGAGAAAGCTTCCAGATGGGAACAACCTTGTGTTGATTTGGGTGATGTTGCTGACGATGGCGGGGCGATGCAATTCCGGTGGGATGATCTTTTTAACGGAGAACATCCCATACACGCCAAAAATACTTGCAGATGAGCTTGAATTTGAAGAAAGCACTGTGCTTTTGGCGCTGCAAACGTTTGAAAAACTGCACATGGTTGCGACATCCAACGACTTTCTAGTAATCCCCGGCTGGGAGGAATACCAGAACGTGGAAGGGCTTGATAGAATCCGCGAGCAGGACAGAGTCCGCAAACAGCGGCAGCGTGAGCGCGAGCGGAATCGGCTTTTGGAATCTGGCGCATCCCGTGACAGTCACGTGACAGTCACGGGACAGTCACGCCAATGTCACGCAACAGAAGAAGATAAAGAAGAAGATAAAGAAATAGAAGATAGTTCTTCTTCACTACGTTCAGAAGAACTTGTTGCCCCCGAAGCGGCGGCAACGCCCCAGCAGGAAGAAACTGAGCGCATCCCTTACGCAAAGGTCCAGAAGCTATACAACGATCTTTGCCCGAAAATGGCGAAGTGCACCGTTATGAGCGAAGCGCGAAAGAAGGCAATCAAGGCACGCTTTAGAAGCGGCTACAAACTGGAAGACTTTGAACGCCTTTTCACGCTGGCGGCGCAGAGCACCTTCCTCAACGGCGGGAACAAGCGGAATTTCATGGCGAATTTCGACTGGCTCATCAGGGACGCGAACATGGCGAAGGTTTTAGGCGGAAACTATGCGGACAGATCCGGCGGAAACAACAGCCCTGACGGCGGCGGGTTCACCTACGACTACGGAGATATGAGCGGAAGCCTATGAGGACGGATGATATTTTCACTACGTTGGCGCGTCGATCGGCGGCGCTGGCTGTGCCGGAAGAGGGGGACTTCCTGCGAGACGGGCTGCTGCACTGCGGGAAATGCGGGAAGCCGAAGCAGTGCCGCGTGCCGCTCCGCGGAGATCCGCAGAAACCGGAGGTCGTCGGGTGCTGCTGCGACTGCATGAACGAGGCGTATCTGCGCGGAAAGGAAGAGCGCGAGCGAGAGGAAAAGCGACTGCGCATCGAGGCGCTGCGCGCCGACGGAATCCGCGACAAGAGCCTGACGGCGTGCTGCTTCGATTCCGCCGAGATGACGGATGGACTTTTGAAATGCAGACGCTACGCCGAACATTGGAAGGAGATGCAGGAGCAGAACAGCGGGATTCTCTTGTGGGGCAACACGGGAACCGGAAAAACCTACGCGGCGGCTTGCATTGCCAATTACCTGATCGACCGCGGAACACCGGCGATGGTGACGAGTTTTCCGCGCATCCTGAACGCGGGATGGGATAAGCAGGAGATCATTGACCAGATGCACTATTACCCGCTGGTCGTAATCGACGACCTTGATGTGGAGCGGAGTACCGAATATGCGATGGAGACGGTTTACATGGTGATCGACGAGCGATACAAGGCGAAAAAGCCGCTGATCGTCACGACGAACCTGACGCTTGAAGAGCTATGCAAGCCCAAAAACATGGACTATCGGCGCATTTACGAGAGAATCCTTGAGCTGTGCGTCCCTGTTGCATTCAAGGGCGAGAGCTTTCGCCAAAAGGCTGCAAACGAGAAAATGCGGTGCATGAAAGAAATCCTTGAAGGAGGCGCGTAAGACATGAGCGGATGCCGATTTGACAGCGTGAGCGACCTTCCTGAGAAGTACCGCGAGCAGATCAATGCCGAGATCAAGCGGCAGAACGTGAACCGCGCAGCACGCGCCGCCGTGGAGTTGGTGCAGAGCGTGCGGGAGGCGAAAGAAAAGCCGAAAAAAAAGAAGGAACGAAAATTTCACAACCGCCCGACGGAGCGGATCATGCCAAACGGCGATGTGCGGACATTCGACAGCGCACGGGAGGCGAGCCGCTATGACGAGCTGATGCTGATGCTCAGGGCGGGCGAGATCCGAGAGATGAAAGTCCAGCCGCAATTCACGCTGAAAGAAAGCTTTGTCACGCCGGAAGGCGACCTGAGCGGAAAGGTGGTATACATAGCCGACTTTTCCTACGAAGCGCGAGCGAAAGACGGGGCGTGGAACTTCGTTGTGGAAGACGTGAAGAGCGAGAGAACAAGAAAAAATAAGGATTATCGCATCAAGGTAAAACTGATGCAGGAGAACAGAGGGATCACCGTGCAGGAGGTTTTCTGACAGAAGGAGGTGCAGACGCATGGTGGGGAGCTACGAAATGCACACACTGATCATTCACGCCGTCGCTCCGTGGGAGAGCGAAGATGCGAAGGCGGCGGTGGCACGACCCATTGAAACGCACAGCACACAGGAACAAATCGACTACTGCGTGAACCATTGCCCGTATGCTCATTGCGTGGACTGCATGGGCAGAAGAAGATCGGAGAGAAAGACGGCGGGGCGTCCGAGCCGATACGATTCGCAGGCATTGCGCGAGCTGCTGACGCTGAAACTCACAAATGCGGAAATGTGCAGAGCGCTGGGGTGCAGCGAAAGGGCGCTGAGAAATTACAAGAGACGGGAGGCGGCAGAACGATGCCTATGAGCGAATACGAAAAGGCCCGGCTGATGCCGGAGGTGATCGGCAAGGCGAAACGAGAGGAAATCCAAAAGCAGCAGGAACAATTCCGCACGGCGGCGCTCAATCGGCTGCAAAAGGCGATCCGCTATGCGCAGATGCAGAAAAATGACCCGACGATTTGCGACCGGTACGCAGACCTGCGATATTGGGACGGCTATTTGACGGCGCTGAACGAGGCGAAGAACCTGATATGAAGCGCCTCAAGGCGGAGTAAGAAAAATATTTCTGGAGGGAAGGCGCAATGGATCGGATGCCGGAATACGCCGTTCGGCTGCGGCGGCTGCGCGAGCAGAAAAAAATGAAGCGCCGCGTTGCTTCGGAGCTTTGCGGGCTGAGCAAAAACATGATGAAGCGCTACGAAAACGGAGAGGTAGAGCCGAGAGCAAGCGCCCTCATCCTGCTTGCGGACTTTTACGACGTTTCCGTGGATTACATCCTCGGCGTGGAAGACAAAAATTGACACTCCCCATGCCTAAAGGCGGGGGATTCTCGGTTCACTGACCGTAGCCTGCACCGTGCGAGGTCTTACATAGTCTCCCCGGGCGTATGGGTTCGGGCGTGTCCCGCCCTACCGTATGTATTAGCTACGCCAGTAGGCGCAAGCCCTCATGCAAAATGTTCTTCGCGGCGTTGATGTCTCTATCATGCTGTGCACCGCACTCCGGGCAAGTCCAGCCGCGCACGGATAGGTCTTTCGTGCCTGACCACTGTGCGCCACAACAGGAGCAGAGTTGGCTGGATGGGTAAAAGCGGTCTATCCCGACCACGGTTTTCCCATACCATTCCGCCTTGTACTGCAACTGTCTTCGGAACTCGCCCCACCCGGCATCGGAAATGGACTTCGCCAAACTGTGGTTTCGTACCATGTTCTTCGGAGCTAAGTCCTCGATGCAGATGATGTCATTTTCACAGATAATCTGTGTAGACAGTTTGTGCGCTGCGTCCTGCCGTTGGTTGGCAATATGCTCATGCAGCCTTGCGACCTTGATGCGGGCTTTTTCTCTACGCCTGCTCCCCTTTGATTTTCGGGAGAGTTGCCGCTGGAGACGCGCCAGCTTCTTTTCGGACTTCGCAAGGTACTTGTGGTTCGGGTATGAAACGCCATCGGAGGTGACAGCAAAATCCTTGATGCCCACGTCGATACCGACTGCCGCGCCGGTGGGCGGCATAGGCTCAATCTCTACATCGGTGCAGCAGATAGACACGAAATACTTACCGCTGGCGTTTTGGCTGATAGTGGCGGATAGGATGCGACCCCTGACCTCTTTGCTGATGCGGCACTTTACAAGGCCGAGTTTTGGTAGCTGCACCGCCGTGTCCAGCACCTTAATATTTGCCCCTACGCACTTGCTCTTGTAACTCTGCCGGTGGTGATGCCTGCTTTTGAACCGGGGATAGCCGGGCTTTTCGCCCTTTTTCACCCGCCGAAAGAAATGTTGGTAGGCATCGTCCAAATCCCGGAGGGAGGACTGCAAGGCCGTAGCATCCACTTCCTTGAGCCACAAGGTTTCTTCCTGCTGTTTCAAGGTTGTCATATCCTTGGCGCAGGCGTAGTAGTTCAGCGTTTCGCCCGTCTGCTCGTAGGTTTCTTTCCGAAGGGCAAGATAGTGGTTGAACACAAATCGGCAACACCCGAAAGTACGCAGTATTAAGTTTTCCTGTTCCCGGTTCGGGTACAGCCGAAATTTGTAAGAGTATTCCACCATCTCACCGCCTATACGTTTTTCTGATTCTCTATGTACTGCTTGATGGCCGACAAAGGCGCTCCGCCAACGGTAGACACAAAATAGGAGTTCGTCCACAAAGTTGGCAGCCTTGATTTTAACTGCGGAAATTCAGAGCGGAGGGTATGCGATGTAGAACCTTTGATATGTCTTACGGCGCGGTTTATGCCGTATTGTGGGTCAACTTCTATTAGCAAATGCACATGGTCAGGCATGACTTCCATCTCTATGATGTCGATTTTGCTTTCCTCACAGATACTCTCTATTAACGCTTTTAGGCGCACATCGACACCGTTGACCAAGACCTTACGGCGATATTTTGGGCACCAAACCACGTGATATTTGCAGGAGTACACCACATTTTTGTTGCTTTTATATTTCATAGCAACATTATACCACAAGCACAAAACTATTGCAATATTTTTGCAGAAAGCATTGTGCCTTATATCCCCATGGCTAAAGCGAGGGGTTTTACGGCACGTTCTGACAAAAAATAATTTTCAAAAAATCCCCATATATGGGGCGCACTTTTCCTGAGATGTGAAATCATGGGAGATGTGGAGGTATAAACCTCGACGTCTCCCATCTTTATTTTTTGAGCAAGGAGGTCGCTATGGCAGAGCAGACGGTTGAAACGCTGACACTGGACGAGCAGCAGAAGCAATATACCGCAATCGCGCGCGAAACCAGTGACAGCCTTGCACTTTTTTATTGCTGCATCCGCTTTGACGTTCCCTTCGATATGCTGGCGGTTCCAAAAGAGGTGGGCAGCGCGGAGAAGTGGGTGGACTACTGCGACAATCTGCGAACAAAAGGGCTTGATAAAAAACGCGGCGAAACGCTGGGCTTTCTCGATGGGCTGACGGACATCATGGAAATTTTCGGCGAGCGGCTGGACGTGGGAGAGTTCACCAAAGCCGTCGGCAACGAGAAAAGCGCGCGAAACCGGAAAATCGGAACGGCGAAGCAGCGCAAGGACTGGGGAGAGAACAGCACAAAGAATCCTTATACCGCCGAGGACTACAACGAGCTTGACCGCATATACGACGCGCTGGCCAGCGACCTGATGGCGGCGGGCGGCGTGAGCGTGAAGCAGGAATTTATCCTGCGCGACTGCGCCAAGATGACGCTTGACCGCGACAATATGCGCTCTATCGGGCAATTCGACAAGGCGGCCAAGCTGAACAGGATGATTCAGGACAACCTATCGAGCGAAGGATTGAGAAAAAAAGACGCAAAGCCCATTGACGACCTGCGCATTGACAGCCTGACGGAAGCGCTGGAGCGCAAAGGGCTGCTGAAGAACGGAAAACCGTGCAGCCCCGACGAGGCCTTCAAAATCTTCTTCGGCAGGCCGTGCAAGTACCCGTACACGATGGACGCGGCGGAGCAGATGATCCTCATCAACGAAAACCGGATGCGGCAGAACGACGGAATGCCGGAGCTGGTAACGCTGCCGGACAACATGAGGCTGCACGATGACCTCGGCGAGTTTGCTGAAGAGCCGAACGAACAGGAAAGAGAAGCGTACGCCAAGCTTGGACTCGTAAAAATGCCGCCGCCGAAAAAGAAAAAGCGGTGACGCCATGGCAAGAAGAACGGGGAAAGTCTGGTCGGCAGATGTCGGCTGGATCGCAAAAAAACCAACGGAGAGCCGAGACTACGGAGACTACGAGGATGCTTTCTGGGCGTTTTTGGTCTGGGTCATTCGATGGTTCCCAGACAAGATGCTGGATATTGCGCGCAGCGAGGAAGCGGATTTTGCAAACGAAGAACTATTGCAGCGCGCGATGATGCGCGAATATGCGCGCAAGCGTGAGGTTTCGATCACCGGCACACGAAGCCTGACGAAGACCAGCACGAAGATGAAATACGCGATGGTCAGCGATCTTGTTTGGCCGGGAACGCAGAGTGCATATTACGGGCCAAGCTATAAGCAGCTTGCGGCCATCGGCAGCAAGACCTTCCGGCAGATCGAGCACGACTATCCAATGCTGGCAAGGCATTGGCGCGTGACGGCAGAGAGCAAGGATGACTTCAAGATCGAGACCGACTGCGGAAGTGCATTTTACATCTCGGCAATGCGCGGCGACAACCTGCATGACGTGACGGCGGAAGAATACGCGCAGGAGGAAGCGCCTGCGTTCGATTATAGCGAATATTCGACCGTTGTTCTTCCTGCGGTGCGACTGTGGCACAACGTCAAGGGAGAACCGGACCGCAATTTCGTGGGCTATAAAAAGCACGCCATCACAAGCGCGGGACGAAAGCAGAACCACGCTTTCCAGACACGCTGCAAGGTGATGAAGAAAATGGCGGAAGGCGAAAGCGCCTTTGCCATGGACATTTCGTGGGAAAGCATTGTGCTGATGCAGATGCGACCTTACGAGTGGGCGATGGGGCTTAAGGATGAGCTGACGGTAGAAAAGTGGATGCGAGAGATGGAATCGCGCTACACGGGGGCGGACGAATTCCCGGTGCTGTCAGATGAAGTGTTGACAGACAGTCAACGTCTGAACCTGATGGAAACGGAGCACTGCTGCAAGGCGGCGCGCCCGATGCTCGACCCGGAGGACGTGATCTACGTCGTCGGCTACGACGTATCCTACGAGGATTCTTCCAAAAACGCCAAGTGCGCTTGTGTAGTGCTGAAGCTGACGCGGCAGAAAGAATATCTCAAGCGCGACCGATTCCTGAAACAGCTCGTTTATATTGACGACTGGCCGCCGCCTGACCAGAGCAAAGCACAGGCGCGGCGACTGAAAGGGATCTGGCATCGCTTCTGCTACGACGGCAGCCAGACCTATATCGCCATCGACTCATGGCAGTACGGGCGCGGCGTGCTGGAAGACCTGATGACCGACCTTGGAGACGGGCTTCCGCCGCTGTGCATCCGAGGACACGCAGCCTACGTCTCGGCAGAGCTGCCGGACGCTATCCCGGTGATCTACCCGATCAAGGCGGGCGGCACGGGCGTGACGGACCCGGACTTTGAAATGCTGAAATACGCGCAGACGGAATTTGAGCACCACAACGTAGAACTGCTGACGCTGAACGCCAACGAGGGCGTGGAAGCATATAAACGGGCGCACCGCATCAAGGACGACGACCGCGACTACCAGATCGCACTGCCGTACCAGAAGTGCCGCGAGCTGAGCGGGCAGATCCAAAACCTGAAGCTTGTGCCAAGCGGCGCGGGGATGAGCGAAAAGCGCATTTCCAAGGCGATACAGCGCGATAGCTGGTCGGCGCTTAAATACGCGCTGCGGCTTGCGCAGATCATCGAGCGAGAGGAACTTCTCAACGAGATCAACAGCCGGAAAAAGAGCGACTGGGCGGAAGAGCTGAAAAAATTTGAAAACGGCGGAACGGTTGGTGCAGGCATCACCGGAAGAGCGATGGGGCGCACCGTGACCGAAAGGCGCGGAGGAAGGATCTACTGACATGGCGGTAAATTACAGACTGTTTGCAGCGCCGGTGAGTGCGGAAACCGTAAGGCGCGCGGCGGACGAGCGATTTTCCCGCATCACAGCGGAATATATCCTGATCTATCGCCGGACAAAGCCAAAAAACATGCCGTGCGCAGAGATCAAGGGCGCGGATACCGAACGCCTTACCGAGCGAGACAGGACTTGGCTGAAAGATTCCATCCTTGTGCTGCTGGCGGAAGCGGCGGCAAAGGCACAGGAGAAGTCGAAAGAGCGCATGAACGAGCTGATGGATAACCTGGAGGATGCGCTTCGGGAAGAACAGGAAAAGCTGAACGAGGGGACGGAAAATGGAGGAAAAGCTGAATCTGACAACTGAATTGCAGGACGTGCAGTATTCGTCATATTCCGACATTTTCGGACGCTTCAAAAAGCTTTCGGAGCAATATGGCGGAATGCCGATGAGCAGCCTGATGAGCGCGTTTTCGCGCACGACGGGGGCACAGTATTACCGAAACGACCCTTACATCCAGAACCGCCGCGTGCAGGCGATCTCTTCGCTGCCGAATGAGTTTTCAAAGAACAAAGTGGCGGAAATGCTGACAAGCCCGCTTGCCAACGAGCGGGGACTGCGGCAGGTGGAGCACGCGCTGGAATACACCGCGTATCCGCTCTTCCACACGCGCAAGATGTATCAGGATCTGCTGACATATCACAGTTACATCGTGCCGGAATTCACCGAAAAGGATGCTGCGAAAAACGACGACTTCTGGAGAGAATGGAAACTGCTGGAAAAGCTGCGGCGCAAGCTGGACCCGAAAACCACGGCGCACAAGCTTGCCGGTCAGGCAGTGCAGGAGGGGAAGGTCTTCTACTATCCGCGCATCAGCGTGGACAAGCCGCACAACAAGGTGGACTACGCCTTTATGCAGCAGCTACCGTCCGACTGGACGAAGATCGTCGGATTCAACAGCGTGAGCAAGTACACGGTCGCCTTCAACCTTTTCTACTTCCTGCGGCCGGGGTGCTTCCCGGAGCAGTTTGGAGACCTCTTTGAGCCGTATCTTGACACCTTCTCGAGGGTGACGGACAGAGCGCCGAAGGGCGTTGGAAAAAAATATGTCTACGCGGAGAAGGCAACTGTGGACATGGGGAGATTCCGGCAGATCGTGCAGGATAACCCGCAGGGGCTTGCGGGAGAGCCAGAGGTCTACTACCAGAACGGGAAGTGGTTCTACTGGGTGACGCTGCCTGTGGACAAGATTTTCACCTTCGAGATCGACGACGCCAATACGACGGCAGTTTCCCCGCTGACGGGACTGTTCTTATCGCTGCTGCAAATCGCGCAGTACGAACAGATCCAGCTGGAACTGGTGCAAAACCCGCTGATCTCACTCTTCACGGGTGAGATCCCCTACAAGCAGAAAAATGACCAGACTGCCATTGAGGACGATTACCGGCTATCTGATGCGGGGCGGAGGCTCTTTGAATACCTGTGGTATCAGATGCTTTCCGACAGCAACACGAGCGGCATCGGGTGGTTCACGGCACCTGTCCAAAACATCAAAATGCACCAACTTGCAGAAGCGCCGAGCGCAACGAAAATTTCTTCTGCGGGCTACGGCTACACGATGGCAAAGGCAGGACTTTCGGCTCTGATCCCGACGAGCGACGAGCCACGCGCGGGCGTTGCAAACATCAGCCTACAGATCGAAAGCAAATTTGCCGAGCAGATTTACCGCTGCTACGAACGGATGATGCAGAGCATCTTCGAGGGCATGAACCTGAAATACAACTGGAGGTTTTCACTCTTCGGCAATGTTGCGGAAGATGCAGACACGTTGAAAGCAGCCAAGGAAGGGATGACGCTCGGCATTCTGCCGCAGACGGTCATTTACCTTGCGTTACATGACATGAGCGTAGTAGACGACCTGACGCTCTCGCACGCGATCAGCGAAAGCGGCGTGCTGGATCTTCGCATCCCGCTCGTTTCGACGTATTCCGCGAAGCAGGGGGACAGCAGACTGCCGCCGCAGGCGGCGCATGATGCCAATCCGGGCGGAAGACCGACAGCTGACGGCGGAACGACGACGAGCGAGGGTGCGGAAGCGACCACCGACGCAAACGGCTGAAAAAGGAGATGAAGACGATGGCAAAGGCGAGAGAAATCTTTACATACGACGATGCGCGATATGCGCCGCTGCGCGACGCGGCGCGGAACGCAACGAGAGCCTATCAGGACGCGGCGCGCGGACTGGATACGCTCAAGGAGTGGGTGCTGATCGAGTTCGGGCTGATGAACTTATCGAATGCGATCCACGCGCTGGCGCACGAACAGCCGAAGCGCTTCGACGTGATCGGAGATATTCTGCACCAGCGGCATCTGATGCAGGAGTATCCGGCGACGGAGGAATACCGGGCGCGGCCTGTAAATCTTGATGACGTTTTTGAAGAGATCATCCGAATGCTTGACCGCATCGAGACGGCGCTCAAGGAATGCGTGCGCGTTTCGGACGAGCAGGGGCTTTACCCGCTGGGCAGGGCATTCGAGAACCTTCAAATGCAGAACAGCGAAAGCTACGAGATGTTCCTGTACGCATGGGAGATGTTCGACGCGACTGACGGCAGCGCCACCAGCTATGACAACTGGGTGCGGACGCTGTTTGAGAACAAGGGGGAATAAAAAATGCCATTCAGAACAAGAGAACGACCGCCTGATCGAGTGAAATATTCCGGAGAGCTGCGCGTAATGCAGAAGCTCGGCCCGTATGAGTTCGGCGTTGAGCTGTGGCTGATGCGCGACGGAAGGAACCGGAACAAGTGGGACTACCGCAATCTCGAGCGGTATTACCTGACATTTGTGGGGCAGCCCATCCTGTGCGCTTACATCGGGCCAAAGGTCGGCGACGGGCACAATATGTCCGAGCGCGTCGACCCCAGCACGGGAGAAAAATACTACAGTTTTACCGATGGAACGGCGGAGCGAATCGTCGGAACGCTTTCCGACGACCCGAAGGACTTTACCCTTGTGGAAAGGGATGGTCATACATGGATCGTGGCGAAGGGAAAACTCTACTCTTTCTACGCCAAGGAGCTGGTGGACAAGATCGTGCGGGCAGGGCGCATGGACGTGTCGTCGGAGACCTTGGTAGAAAAGGAGTATGAGGAAGACGGCTACGCGGTATTTACCGAGTGGACGGGCATCGGCGTCACGATTCTGGGGGATGACGTTTCCCCGGCGATCCCGAGCGCGCGCATTGCGGCGCTCAAGGCCATGCAGGAAGAATTCAAAACGCTGAAACTGCGGGCGGCATCGCTGAACGACGGAAAGCCGCAAACCAAACAAAACCCCAAAAAAGGAGTGAAAAGAAGCATGAACAAGAAAGCAGCGGAACAGCTCGCTCCGAAGTTCGAGGGCTACAAGATCGTGGCGCTGAGCGAAGACGGCCTGCGCGTTGGCCTGATCGACCAGACCGGCGCGGCTTTCACCTATGTTTTCAACAGTGAAGACAACGGGGAAGTCGTGGCAAGCCGCATCAAGCCGTGCTACCTGACGGCAGCCTTCCACTTCGACGCGGAGAACGAAGAGAGCGTGGATGTGTGCGACATCTGCGAGCACGCCTGCGCATCCATCCGCGATGAGAAGGTCGACATCAAGGCGCTGCGCGCGCAGCTGGAAAGCGTAAACAACCAGCTCGCGGCCATGCAGGAGACGGAGAACAAGCGCCGCATGAATGCCGCAAAGACTGCCGTAACCGAGACGCTGAACGCCTTCAACCGCAACCGCGAGGACAAGATCGGCGAGGATGCGCTCGCCGCCGTCTCTGCCGATGTGGAGGCGGGCGTTTACGCCAACAGTCTCGACAAGGATGGCAACTGGATCGGCGAGAAACTGGTGCGAGACGCAGTGCTCGCCGTATGCGGCGCTGCGGTGATGGCGGCAGACGAACGGCGCGCAAACGCAAAGAAGACCCGCTTCATCGGCGAACGACTGAACAGCGGAGAGCAGCGCGAGGGCGTTGCAAGTCTGCTTGAAAAGTGGGGCATCGAGACGACCCCGCAGGGCAACTAAAGGAAGGAGTGAACAAGAATGTCTTATATCGCTAAAACTGCATTTGAAGCCCGTATCACGAACAACGAGTTCAACGAGCTTTGCAACATCACGGGACGCTATCAGGCCTCCAGCGCGGATGCGGACTGCTCGGCAGGTCTGCTGTGCGTGAGAGGTGAGCAGCTCCCGTGTGCCGGATTCACCGGCATTAAGAACGAGAATGCATGGTATATGAACGCTGCCGGTGCTGCGGCCAACGTGGACACGCCTGTGTATGCCGCCAACACCTACGAGGTGCAGCGCCTTGCCGGAAAGAACGGACAGCTCTACGCTATCGGCACTGAAACGCTGGGTCTCGGCATCCCCGCCGGACGCGACGGCACCTTCACCAAGATCGTGTTTGACGATGAGCACGTCTATCGCTTTGGTGAAGGAAACCTCTCCACCGCCATCGGCGAGAACACGTTCTTCACCATTGCGAACGGCCTTCTGACTCCCGCCGCGGCGGCGCCCACCAAGGCCGGTTCGATCTATTTCAAGCTGCGCGGCAGCGGCAAGTTCACCGAGGGCACGACCGCAAGCTTCGGCTATTACGATCTGGCTGCCTGCAAGGTGAGCGTCGCCGCAGGCGGCTAAGCGGAAAAGTAAGGAAGGAGTGAATAGAAAATGGCTAAACTGACTCTCAACAGCGTGTCGAAGGACAATTTCGAAGTCCACGGCAACAACGAACGCGAAGACATCATCGCGGCCGGCCGCACCCTCTTTTTTGAGCACTCGGTCAAGGGCAGAAACGAGATGCTCGCCGCAATGAACGGACGCGGCACTGCGATGCAGCGCATGACCACCGACGCGGGCTACAAGCAGCTCAACGACAAGTTCCAGCGCGACCACATGCTGTACGCGGCGAAGATCGCCTGTGCGCAGACCGGCGAGAACGCCCCGAAGAGCTGGGAGGATTTCAAGCGCGACGGAGGACGCTTCTACGGAAACGAGGCGTTCTATCGCGTGCAGCAGGGGATCTATATGGAGATCCTGCGCCCCATCCTTCCGGCGGTCTACTCCGAGGCCGTCAGCCTGTTTGCCGATACCGTGGAGGTCGACTTCGGTCAGACGTACATGGTCAGCATCGGCAGCAACGACATCCCGGTATTCCAGGATTCGAGCTGGGGCGCTTCGCGCAGCGTGCCGCGCAACCGCTTCTACAGCCGCGATTACGCACTGAACCCGCAGCCCAAGAGCTGCTGGATCACGGCAAAGTGGATTCAGCTCGTCGGCAACAACATGGACTTCGGAGACTTCTTTGCGAACATCGCCGCCGGCATGTACGCCAAGACCATGGGCATGTGGAATCAGGCGATGAACATCGCCAAGGGCGACGTTTCCCTGATCCCCGCGAACCTGAACTACACGTTCGACACCCAGAACTGGGTGAAGGCGGCCAACAAGGTGTCTGCGCTGAACGCAACGCGCATTTCCAACCTGTTTGCGACCGGAAGCATGGTGGCGCTCTCCAAGGTGCTGCCGACGAATGTGACCGGCTCTACGAACGTGAACATGGATGCCGCCATCGCAACGCTGCTCGGCGCGGACTACACCCGCAGCGGCTATCTCGGCGAGTTCATGGCGGTGCGCCTGATGCCGATGCAGGATGTGATCGTCCCCGGCACGCAGAACACTGCGCCCGAGACGCTGCTCTCCGACACCGACATCTACATGATGTCCTCGAGCGGCAGAAAGCCGATGACCATCGGCTACACGGCGGGAACGCCCATCACCATTGAGATGGACCCCACGAAGTCTGGGGACATGGAGATCGGAATGAACGTCACCATCGCCCTCGACACGGTGGCCACGTTCTCCAGCAAGATCGCCCACATCACGGTTTCCTGATAACGGCGAAAAGCGGGAGGGGCAAACCCTCCCGCCCATATGCGGCGTGCTGATGCAGAAGCGGAAGCGATGGCTATAGGCAACATCGCGGACGCGTGACGGCTCGATACCGGATCGCCGCTCCAAACGGAAAGCCCGTGCCGTAAAGTCGGGACCGGAAAAAGAGGAAATCCCCTGCCTTTAAGTGGGGAGCTGAATACCATCATTCTGAAAGGAGATAAAACGATGGGCAAGAAGACGACCAAGAGCGCGGCGGAGCAGGCCGCGAAGATCATTGAGCAGGAGAGCGAGGTCGGTACGGAGGGCATCGTGGGCGCGGCGGAAGACGGAACGGCCTTTGAAGTTCCGGCGGACGAAGTGACGGTGGAGAAGGAAGCCGTTGCACAGAAACTCTATACCGAAGAAGAGGTGGCGGAGATCGCGCGTCAGGCGGCGGCGAGCGCCGTGGCCGAGGCGATGAAGAATGCGCCGCAGGCAATGACGCAGATCGTGCAGTATGGCGCGGATGCACAGAAGGTGCAATTCCTCTGGATGGCAGAGGTGGCGGATGACAATACCGTGCAGTTCGGCGACGGCGGAATGTATGGCAGCATCGTTGGCAAGACGGGCAGTTTTTATGTGCCCAAGAACGACCTGAGCCGCATCCTGACGAGCATGAACAGAAAGTTCCTTGAAGACCGCTGGCTGATCGTGGTAAATGGCCTGACCGACGAGGAACGCGAGACGCTGGGCGTAGACTACAAGGAAGGCGAAGTGCTCGACCGCAAGGCGTTTGCCAAGATGGTGGAGCTGGGCGACAAACTGCTTGAGCTGTATCCCGCGCTGTGCGAAGGACACAAGCAGATGGTGGCGCAGCGCTACGCGGACGCATTTGCCGCAGGCAGCCCCTATGTGACGCGCGAGCGCGCGGTCAAACTGAACGACCTGAGCCGACGTGAGGGACACGAGCGCGGCGACTTTATCCACATCATCGAAGAAATGAACGAGCGCGACGCAAGATAACGCGAAGCGCGGAACACGGAGGGAATTATGGCGAGCGTAATGCAGGGGGATGCCTACAACATCCCGGTGACGATCAAATCGGGAAACGGGACGCTGATCACGCCGGAGATCGCGGCGTGCGTGGAAATCACGGTAGGGCAGTTCACAAAGCGTTGGCCGGGGCAGGTGACGTTTGATGAAAAGACGGGCGAATGGAAGTTCCCCGTGACGCAAAAGCAGACATTCCGATTTGCCCCCGGCGCTGCCGTGGTGCAGGCGCGCGTCGTTTTTCAGGACGGCTCGATCATGGGAGGCAGCGGCGCGCCGGTCCGCGTGGAGCAGAGCGCAAGCCACGGTACACTGCCGCAGCCGGAGAAGACGGAAGCGGTGACGGGAAGCGCACCGAAGGCAACGGAGGTCACGATCCCAACGGTTCACGACATCGACGTCTCCCTCCACTCGCAGGTCATTCTTTCTGACCCCATCAAAGCGCCGTATATCGGCGATAACGGGAACTGGTACGAGTACGATGCCGCGACGGGAACGTTTGTCGATACCGGCACGCCTGCCTCCGGCACTCCCCCCATCACTCCCGACACCGCCGGTAAGTATCTTACCAACGATGGAAGCAAAGCGGAGTGGGGAGAGGTTAACGGTACTCTAAGGGTCAACCTAAACAAAAACAGCAACGGTGAATGGACTATTGATAAAACGCTTGAAGAGATTCAGAAGGCTATCAATGACGGTCAGGTTGTTTACGTTGTAGACTGCCATGATATATCTTATTCAGCTGGGGCAACCAATGGTGTTGTGTTTTATTATCGAGGTTGGTTTAACACACCAGTTGATGATAAGCTTCAGTTTGAGACATTTTACAATTCAAACCAAGTCAATTATAGACGATTTCTTACTATTTCTAGCGGCGGTGTTTCCGTTGGAGATAAAACTCCTAGTGCCGGGGATGTTAATGCTGGCTTTGGTAATCTGTTAAAGCTTGGTGATGCCAATTCTCTTGATGCCGCAACCCCCAACGTTGACTACGCTCTCCCCACGCTCTACGTCACCATCACGCAAGACGGCGAAGACAGCGATGGCAATCCCATCTACAAGTCCGACAAGACCTATGCCGAAATCAAGGCCGCGCATGAGGCAGGGCGCGAGGTTAAGATTGCTCGGGCTGGAGTGTTTGAGAGTGTTGAATTCATCGCGCTTGGTATGGGTGATTTTTTGCTCTCTGCATTAGATAATGATGTTGCGGGGTTCATTTCAATAGGTATTCCCATGCCGTTCATACCCTCTTCTGAAACTGGCGGCCAACCCACAGGCTTTGCTCTGATTAGCATTGACAAGAGTGGACACGTTAATATTGATAGCAATTTTGATTTTAGTACAGAGGAGTGGGCTCCTGACGCTATCAATAAACTCCCTCAGCAGTATCTTGCCACAGTTACCATGACCGCAGGTGGCGAGCTTAGCAGCACGACTACCTTTGACAATCTGGAAAAAATCTACAAGGCTTATCAGGCGTTTGAAGATCCAACGGGCATTGCGGCGCTTTGCGTGCAGGTAGCATTCCCAAACCACGCCGTATCTTCGATTCACAGAATGACAAGCTACAAAAACGGAATGTTTGTTTTCCAAGACATCGGTACAGACGGACTTTCTACTATCACGCTCACCAAAAATGGTGATAAAGATGTATGGACGCATGAGGTTGTGCCGCTGGGCGGCGGGACTGACCTCTCCCTCGGCATCACCGGCGCGACGGTCGGTCAAATCGCCAAGATCACGGCGGTGGACACCGACGGAAAGCCCACCAAGTGGGGGCCGGTGGATATGGCGGGGGGCGGTGAAAGCCCTGTGGTGTCGAGCGATTGGGCGTTGCTGGCGGACATCACACTTGCGGAGGATTCTGCGGTTATTAAAATTGATAAAACCTCGGCGGGCAACTCGTTCTCGGTCCGTGAATTGGCGTTTTTTGGAGGCGTAAAGTGCGACACAGTAAACAAAAACCTGACGCTATCGGTGAACGGTAAAATTGGATATGGCAATCCTATTCTTAGTCTTGGGCAAGTACTTAATGCTGAGGCATCTGGTACAGAATATCTTGCGGCATATGTAAATTCGCTGCCGGAATGTCTTTTTTCGAGGGTGCAGCACAATCAGTACAACACATCTATGAATTATAATGCCCCGTCATTTGCTGCGTCGTATTTACGTAATGAAGCAGTGATTGCACATCAGCTCATTGGAAATCCGATAACCGTTTTTGCAATTGCTCCGTGGGCAGACGGGAAAAACGGAGTTTTTAAGGCGGGGACGGCATTGAAATTTTATGGGAGGTAATGGGGATGAAGATTTGCGAAAACGGAGTATACCGTGAACTAACTGCCGAGGAAATCGCGGAGATGCAAGTTATTCCGCCAGAAATGCCCGCGCCTGAACCTACGCCCGAGGAACGCATTGCCGCGCTGGAGCAGGATAACGCGGAGTTGCGCGAGGCAATGGAGGCACTGTTAAGCGGGGTGACGGCATGAGCGAGCTGAGAGAGCGCGTCGTCGCTTATAACAAGGAGGTCAAGGCCGCACTGCAAGCGGTCTACAACGACCTCAACCAAGGCCAGCGCAAAAAGCTGCTGCGCAATCCAGTCATCCGCGCAATGTTTGAGCGGTATGGGGTGGAGACGGGCACGAAGATCGGGAAGGAGTGAGCGCTATGAGCAAGCAGGACATGAACTGCGGCGCAGAGGCGCGCGGGATTCCGGAAGCGGATAACCGCTGCGTATGCTGCGGCGAGATCATACCGGAGGGACGGATGATCTGCTGGGGCTGCGAAAAGGGGCACAGCAAGAAAGGATAACACGATGGGAACGAAGTGGAGCGAGATCATCAGCGAAAACGCAATGACGGATATTAACGATGTGCGGCTGATCGAGCTGGCGCAAGAAAACCCTGCGCGGTTTTTCCGAAAAATGGCGCTTTACATGAAAAATGCGATCCCCATCTTCAACCGACCTCCCGAGATCCGGCAGTGGTTGGAGCTGGATATGACGCTCCCTTCGTGGGACGAAGCAAGTTGGGTATCGACCGGCGAAAGCACGATGGAGGAAACGCAGGTGGCGACCGGGAAGACCGGATACAGCGTTTTTTCCTGCGTGAAGGTTGAATGGCTCGACAACGGCGAGGCGGCAGAAACAACGTATCACGGCGCGAGCTACGACGCGGAAACGGGGATCGTGACATTTGCGGCGCAGGATGCGGCAGGCGTGGAGTATTCAATGGATTTTTACCGCGACGGCGCATTTGCAAAGGAACTGACGGCGACGCAAAAGCGCATTCTCGGACTGTGCGTGGCGAGCACGTGGGACGAACATTTCTTCCGCGACTGGCTGGCTGACGTTGCCAAGGCGCATGACCGAAGCTTTGAAGCGCCGAACGAGTCGCAATACATGGAAAAAAGCATAAAGAAAAAGATGGCGAACCGAAGCCTCCTCAACGAAGAGCTGCGCAAATACGAGCAGGACTGCGCGTACTACAACGCTTTCCGCGCAGGAAACCGCAGGGAGGGATTCGTATGAGCGAGAACGACGCCATCCGAAACGTGACGCTGCTCGGCGGCACGGCGGCACGTCGCACCAATGCGCCGAAGCAATACAACGGCCGGCAAAAGCAATACGGCGGCGACGCGGCGGCGCTCTTTTACGCAGAGCGCGCAAAGTACGCAACAGATTTTGTGGACGCGCAGGTGCAGGGACTGGTGCCAGGCGACTTTTACGCATGGCGCGGGCAGAAAATGCGCATCAGCGACACGATCAAGCAGGGTGCAAGCCTGACAAGAAAGACGGATGACCAGAAGGAATACCTGCTGGCAGACCGCGGCGTCGACTATATCCCAGAGGGGGCAAAGATCGAAACGATGGGGTCAACGTGGCTTGCGACGAACCCATCCAATCTTTCAAGCGTGGCAGGAAGCGGTATCATGCGCCGATGCAACGCAACATGGAACCATCTGGACTGGTACGGGAGGGTGCGCAAGGAACCCATCCTTGTGGAAAAACAGCAGGCGATGGCGACGGCAAACGATTTTCAAGGCGTTTCGCTCATCATGCAGGGATACTTCAACATCATCTGCCAGAAAAACCCCGAGACGGACGAGCTGGACCAGAACAGCCGCCTGATTCTTGGGCGCAGGGCGTTCCAGATCACAGGATACAGCGACGTGACACAGGAATTCACCGGCGAAGACGAGAGCACGCATCTTTTATACTTTGCGGCGCGGATCCAGGAACCGGACGAAACGATAGACGACCTTGCACGCAGAGTTGCGGGCGGGAAAACCTTTTCGTGGGAAATCCGAATCTCGGGCGCGACGGTGCTGCGCGCGGGAGAAATCGCGCAGATGGCGGCAGAATCCATCCGCTGCGGCGAAGCGGTGGCGGGCGGAGACGAAAAGCATCCGGTTTCGTATTTCTGGGAGACGAGCGACGAAACGGTGGCGCGCGTGGATGCGGGAGGACTTGTGACTGCCGTAAGCGCTGGCAGCTGCACGATCACGGCGCGGCTGGCACAGAACCAGGAGATCGAAAGCAGGATCACACTGAGCGTTGCAGACGAAAAGAGCGGCGCGGAGGTCAGATTCCTCACCGAACCGCCTGAAATGATCGGCGCTTACGACGCGGCGACGCTGCGGGCGGCCTACTACGAAGGTGGGGAAAAGAAGGACAACGCCGTGACATGGGAAATTTCCGGTGCGAGCGAGGACGCTTATACCGCCGCAGTGCTCGGAAATCAGGTGACGATACAGAACTGGGGCGGCAGCGAAACGCCGCTGACGGTGACGGCAAAATGCGGCGATGCAAGCGCGAGCGCGAGCATCCGACTGGAGGGAATATAAAATGGAGCACTGCCCATACGCTTACCGAAAGATCGGAGATGTGAGTCTGCATTGCTGCGCGGACGAGCACAACAGCGAAAGCGACTGGTGCGCGCATCAGTTTTTCTGCCCCGATACGGGGCGGTGCGAGGTATCTCCCGACGGGGCACGATGCCCGCTGAAGGAATGCAAAAATCCATAAATATCTGAAAGGAACTTAAATTATGGAATACAAAAAACTGACAGACGAAATGATGGAAGCAGCGCGCGATTATGTGCCGTTGATGGAAAAGATGGCGTTTCTGCGCGCCTGCGCGTCGGACTGCTTTGAACGCATGGAAATGCGGCTGACGGACGACACCGTTCTTCCGTTCTTCAAGGAAAACGGAGAGCGCAAGAGCCGCTACATGATGGGCGCGCTGGTAAAGCTCTATCTGATGCAGGAGATCGAACCGGCGGAGGGAACGAAGTTCCTGCTGGCGGCGGATGACTACGACCGGTGGGCAGGCGGACACATCCTCGGACAGCTGAAAGCGATGAAGGCGCGCGGCGGCCAGACGGGAGAAAAGGCAAACAACCTGATCGCCGACTACAAGGAGCTGGAAAAGCGCTTCAACGCAGAGGTATACGCGATGCTTCAGGGGATGAACGACCCTGTTTCGCGGATGCAGCAGATGGCGATGCAGAGCATGACGCCGGAGGCGGTGCAGAAGCTTGCTGAGCAGACCGGAGAGATCAGGGACGAGCTGGAAGCATTTCGAAAGAAGCGTGAAGGAAAATGAGCGCGAACTTTGAAAGCGCGACCTACCCCTACGAGCGCGTACACCCTTCGTACCTGACGTTCAAGGGGGCGGAGGAGCTGCCGAAAAAGCTGCTCCTTTACCTGCTCGACCTGCCCGATGCGGCGGGATATATGCCGCAGGATGACAACGCAAGGCCGCGCGTGCGGCTTGCCAAGTATCTGTGGTATGACGGGGCAAGACCGCTCGCAAGCTCGCTTCCGACGGCGGCAGAAAAGCGCAGTATGCTTTTTGACGGCGAACAGCCCGTGGTGGACAGCGCAGAGATGAAGAAAAAGCACCCGAAGGGCTACCGGCTCTACGCCCAGCGCTTTGACGGGCAGGCGCAGACCGAAGCGCAGACGACGATCCGCTGCTTTTTGGGGCGCGTTTTTGCGGAGAACTCCTACAAGGCGCGCATCGGCGTGACATTCATCATCACCTGCAACGTGAATCAGGAGACAACGACGAGGACGGACGCATATTCCCGCGCATACGACATCGAGCAGTGCATCATCGAGGCGCTGCACGGCGTAAACATGGCGGGCATCGGCGTATGTGATTTTTCACGCATGGCGCACGGGGACAACGGGAGCAGGTCAATTTATGACCAGACGGGCACACTGGTGGGACGCGAGGTCAAGATGAGCATCCAATGGGCGGAGAGCGACGATGCAGCGGACGGCGCCGTGACCGCTTTTTGAGATAGAAGAAATACGATCACGGAGGACAGCCACATGAGTATGGAAATGCAGGATGTAGCTATCGCCCTGGAAGGGCACGAGCATGAGATCAAGTCGCTCAAGCACCGCATGGTTGCGGTGGAAGAAAGCCAAAAGGCAATGAACGAGCTGACCACGAGCGTGAAGCTGGTGGCGGAGGAGCAGAAAAACATTTCGGAAAAAGTCGATAAGATCGACAAGAAGATGACGGCGGTGGAGGGGAGACCTGCCGAGCGCTGGGAGAACATGGTGGACAAGGTCATCTGGCTTCTGGCGGGCGCCGCGATCATCGCATTTTTCGCTCAGGCGGGAATCGCCTTATAAAAATTCCGGATATGCGAGGAAGGAGAAAATAAAAAAATGGAACTTTCTCTTGCTATCAAAAAAGCCGTGCGGACGTACAGCAAGATCGAAACGGACGGCATTACCCTGTACCCGATCCCTGTATCCAGATGGGATGAATTTGTGCTGGCGCGGCCGGCGCTCGAGCTGATGCAGCAGACACTCCCTGTAAGGTATCTCTCCATGCCGCTGCTCAGCGCGTATTACGCAATGGACTACGAGGCTGTAACCAAAGACAGCGACGGCCTGCCGACGGGGCTGTTTGCGCGCTCGCTCCTGCTCCTGTCACTCGCCCTGCGGCTTGGGCGGGCAGACGAGGAAGCGGAGCAAACGCTGAAACGGTTCCGACTGCGGGTGGATGAAAGCGACCCGTCGACACTGCGGGCGGTGGAATTTTCGCAGGACGGAGAAACGATGCAGAGCATCACGCCGGTGCAGTTTTCAAGACTGCGGGAGATCATTGCGGCGCAAAACGGCGTGGAGTTGGTGAGCGCGGATGCGAATCCCGAGCTTGTGGAGGCGGAGCGCGACATTGCAGAGCAAAGGAGCGCGAAGCTGAGCGGTGATTTCGGAGAGCTTTTCAGTACCGTGGCGGCGCTGAGCCGCGAGGACGAGAAAACCATCATGGAATGGCCCATTAAGAAATTGATGGACCGAAAGGATACTTACGCGCGTGTGCTGGGATACCTTCTGTGCGGCGTGAGCGAAGCGAACGGCGCAAAGTGGAAGGGTGGAAACCCGTATCCCAGCCCGTTTTTCAGCAGAATGCAGCAGGGCAGCGGCGCCCTGATCGCACTCGACCGCTTTGCAGGCGGCGCGGGCGCGAAAGCCGTTGCCGAGCAGCAGGCGCAAGGATAACAACAGACGACAAATTTCAAAGGAGTTGAGAGTATGATCCAGTTTACCGATCCGAAACTTTACCTCAAGGGAACGTGCCTCGGCATTGGCGCAGACCCGAAGACCGGACAGATCCTTTTCTATGACAACAAGTTCCAGACCGCGAACTTCCAGACGAGCCTGACGATGGGCGAGATCCGCGCAGGACTGGGCAACGCCATCGCCACGATGCTGGGCAGCGACAGCGCCGTGACCGTGAACGGCATCTCCGCTGCATTCAACCTCGCCATGAAGATGGCACAGGTGGGCGGTACGCTGCGCTATAACGCGCCCGCGCCCGTGTGTCAGGTCGTGACCGCAGAAAGCGCGGTGCTGAAGGTGAGCGTTGCCTCCGGCGCACCGGTCGCACAGGTGGGCATGAGCAAGGTGCTGTGCTACGTGCAGACTGTGGGCGAAAGCTCGCTGATCGCGCAGGACGGCATCCCCTATCCCATTACTGCGGACGGAACTGTGACCGGATTCACCGCGAAGAGCGGCGAGCAGTACAAGGTGTGGTACTTCGTCAACAAGGCGAATGCACAGCTCGGCACCATCACCTCGATGATGAACCCGAAGGTGCTGCACTGGACGCTGCAAATGGCCGTTTACGCCAACGCGAACAGCGAGAGCAACGGAGGAACGCGCGTCGGTTGGCTGTACGCTATTGTGCCGACGCTGAAGCTCAACGGAGACGGCGGCGGCATTGTTGGCGACCAGACGACGCCCGACACCACGAGCTACACCGGACAGGCCCTGACCGCGGACGAGGACGTGGTTTCCGGCACCTGCGACAACTGCGGCGAAAGCGTTCTGGCGCACTACCTCTACGTTCCTGATGAGGCGGGAGCCGACATCAAGGGCCTTGCCATCGTGGGCGGCGTGGTGAATGTCCCCGTGAGCGGTACGGCGAAGGTCAACGCCAAGTTCGTGATGGCAAACGGACAGCTCGTCGACATCGTTCCCGCCAATCAGGTGAAGTACGAGCTGACGGGCGGACCGAGCGGCACGAGCGTTTCGCCGGACGGAGTGATCACGGCGGGCGCGACCGCCGGAAGCAGCGGAAAGATCACCGTCACCTATCCTGCGGCGGGTGCTGCACAGTTCACCTGCACGGCGAATCTCGCGGTAGTGAGCGGCTAAAAAAAGCCCCCTCGCAAGAGGGGGCGAGCGCGAGGGCACGAGGGAGATCGCGCCTTGGCGCTTGATAAAGACGACCAATGCGGTGAAGGCACCGGAATGGTTGGAGGACGAAGAAGTGGATAAATGCCTGACCGCAAGCGGGCGGCCAGAAGAGCCAAGAGGGGCTGAGTAACCGGAGATTCCGGGAACTCAGCCTTTCTTTTTTTGAGCGGAACGGGGGTGCGGATGCGTGAGCGTATTAGCGGAATATCAAGCAATCATGTCACGACTTGACAACGCAATAGATAACGCACTTTCGGAAGATGTGGCTGACGCTGTGCGAGTGGAGATGAGCGAGCAGGTGCATAAACGGGTTTATGACGCTTATGCGCCGCAGAATCCGGGGGCGAGACGAATGGACAATGGCGGCCTTTCCGACACAACCAACTATGATGCGCACTTGGAAGAGGGACATGTTTTGGTCGTGGAGAACAACACGCCAATGCAAAACCCGAATGGGGCGAACCTCGTAGAAATCGTGGAAGAAGGAAACGAAGCGTACCATATGCCGTTTGCGCGTCCGTTTATTGAAATGTCAGAAAAATCTGTCAATGCGGGATGGGCGCTTGCGCAAGGGCTGAGAAAGAATGGGTTTCCCGTACAACACACGCTGGACAATTAGGACAATTCGTCATCAGAGGACAACGACAGAATAATTTCCAAAGCAGAACGAGTGTCGCTATCCATTGCATTTCCCGCGTTTTCAACAACTTTTCTTTCCTGAACCTGACGATCAAACTCTGCAAACATAGCCTGCATTCCCGCCTTTCGAGCAGGGTCATAACCGAGAGAGTCCGATATCGCGGCACCTAAACACATGGCGTTAAAAATACCCATAAACAGCACTCCTTTCTTTCTTGATTATATGAAAAAAACCAGAAAAAGGCAAGGTAATTTTGCGGAAAGACGGTGAACTGATGGAAGTTATCCAGATTAAAGTAAATGTAAGTGGCGAGAAAGAGTCTGCTGCAAAGATTGAGAAGATCGAAAAAGCGGTCATCAGTTTACAGCAAAAGGGCGCGGACGTAAAAATAAATATAAAGGCGGCCGGCCTTGGGGATGTAAAAAAACAACTTGGCGAAGTCGGTGGTGCCGCGCAGGAAGTTGGGAAGGGTGCAGGGAGAAGCTTTCAGAAACTATCTGAGGGCGCGAATGAAGCTCAAAAAAGCATCGCCCAGTTGATGGGTGAAATCGGTAAATGGCAGATTCTAAACGCTCTTGTGGCATCGAGCATCAGATCTATCACCGATGCGCTGGACATGATGAAGAAGGTCGACGACGAGCTTGTGACCGTGCGCAAGGTCACGGGGGCGACGGCGGCGGAGCTGGACGCACTGAGCGAGAAGGCTTATAAGGTCGCTTCCGCTTACGGAGAAGTCGCGTACGAATATCTCAGCTCCGTTTCGGCATTTGCCCGCGCGGGCTACGGAAGTCAGGCGGCAGACCTTGCCGAGCTGGCGACGAAGACAAAACTCGTTGGCGACACCAATGCAGAAACGGCGCAGCAGTTCCTCCTTTCCGTTGATGCAGCGTACCAGTACAAGGGCAACATCGAAGCACTGAGCAAGGTGCTGGACGGCTCAAACCAGATTGATAACAGGTACGCCACCTCATTATCCAAGATTGCGGAAGGACTTGGCACGGTGGCGCCCATCGCGGCACAGGCGCACGTCGGCATCGACGAGCTGACCGCTGCCATCGGTACGATCACGGCGGTAACGCAGAGAAGCGGAACAGAGGCCGCCCGCGCGTTCCGCGCTTTGGTTCTCAACATCGTGGGTGACACCAAGACGGAGATCGACGAGGGCGTGACGTGGACGACCGGCGAGATCGCGGGTTTGCGCGATGTCATCAAGATTTACGCAAAGGATGCCTACGATGCGGCGCAGGCGACCGGTGAGGTCATTGACCCGATGAAGGCCATCGGTGGTCTTGCGCAGAGCATGAAGGACGGGCTGCTGACCGAGCAGAAGCTGATGGAAATGGTCAGCGACATCGGCGGAAAGCTGCGCACCTCGCAGCTGCTCGCGCTGATCCAGAACTGGGACATGTACGAGTCCATGCTGGCCGACTACGGGAATGCCATCGGAAGCGCAGACAAAGAAGTTGAGAATGCGCTGGACAGCTGGACACGCAAGACCAACATCCTGAAAAACAGCTGGGCTGAATTCGTTTCCAACCTCGTTGAGACCGATCAAATCAAGGTCTCCTTGGATGGGTTAATCGCAACGGTAAATCTGCTAAATACGGATTTTGGAAGAGCGGTTGTGACATTTGGCGCGGTTGCCGCAGGGCTTTATGGAATAGCGGGAGCTGCGAGCGCAGCAAAAAAGGCAGCTGTTGCTCTGAACATCGCAACACTTAATCCGTGGATACTCGGAATCGCTGCGGCGGCGGCAACCTTAAAGATTCTTTTGGATGCGACAGAAGATGCAAGGAAGTCTATTGATGACCTAAATGGCGACATTCAGTCCAATAATAAAAAACTGGATGACAATAAGAGCAGACTGGAAGAAATCAATAATATCCCATGGAACGAGCGAACGACTGAGATTCTTGCGGAGCGGGATGCTCTTGAACGAGAAAATGCCGAGATTCGGAACCAGATCGAAAACTACAAGGAGCTGAAAAAAACAAAGGCGCAGGATCAGCTCGACAACGCTTCGCGCGTCACGACTACATATAGCCAGCAGCGTGTGAGGGGGAAACTCGTTTCCACGCCAAGCACCACAATTACTGCCGATGGTGACTACTACCGTCTGCTGACTGGCGAGCTGCAAAACTACACATCCGAGCTACAAAAGAACAAGAAGGTTTCCGATGAAAACATCAAGGGATTTGAACGGTCTCGCTCGGAGGCGATCCGCTTAGCGGCTGCTATTGACATCATTGGGTACGACAAAGCAACCGACGAGCAGAAGGCGATGTACAACGCCCTTCTGGCCATGGAGAAAGCCTATGATGGGGCTGTCGGTTACATTAACAACTATGTTGATGGCCTTCTGAAACAGGCCGCGGAAGAAAAAAACGCCACTAAAAGCCTTTATGATCTGTCCGCAGAGATGGTGGCGGCAAACAACCAGAACCTGAACTTCTCACAGCAGATCGCGGCGCTGCGGACACTGGCGACGCAGGCGGGCTATGCGGCCAGCGCAATCGCCGCCGTTTTCGGCATGGACGAGAACAGCATGAGCAACCAGATCCGCGCGGCGGCAAAGGGGTTGCTACAGGCGGGGCTTGCCGAGGATAGCCATGACGCTATGCTCAAGGCGAAGCAGAACTACATGAACGCCCTGTGGGGCAGCCTGACCAACTTCTACACGCCGGAATCCAGCGGAATCCCAAGCGGAGGGCCACCGAGCAGAGAAAAGCCTTCCTCCGGGAGCACCAAGAGCCAGACGGACAAGCAGCTTGAGGCGCACAAGGAAAATGTTTCACTGCTCAAAAGCGAGCTTACCCTGATGGAAAAGCAGGGCAAGAGCGTGGGCGAGCAGGTGGAGAAGATCAAGGCCATCCAGAACGCGCTGCACCGGCAGGCGGAATATATGCGCTCCATCGGCGCAAGTCAGGACGAGATCAACGCCCTTTCCGCTGGATGGTACGACTGGCAGGAGAAGATCGCAGAGCTGCAAAAAAGCCTTCTTTCCGAGCTGGACAGCGCGGTGCAGAAGAAACTGGACGAAGCGAAAGCGAACCGAGACGCAGAACTGGACGCGATTCAGGCACAGATCGACGCGCTGAAGGAAAAGAACGAAGCCGAGGACACGGCGCTTGCCATTGAGGAAAAGCGCGCGGCCATCACGGAAAGGCAGAACGACCTGCTCGAAAAGCAGAAGGCGCTGCTTGAGGCGCGCAACGAGCGAACCGTGCGCACCTACAACGCAAAGACAAACCAGTGGGAATGGATCGCGGATGAGAAAAATGTAAAGAACGCCGAGGATGCCCTCAAGAGCGCGCAGGATGCGCTGGAGAAGGCAAAGGACGATCTTGCAGACTACAACAAAAAGCTGGACAGGGACGCGGAGATCGCGGCGCTGGAAGAGAAAAAGAAGCAGATCAACGCTCACTATGATGCGCTGGAAAACGCGTGGAATCGCATCATGGATTCGCTCAACGACCCAGTGCGCGAGATCAACGACATTCTCAAGGACATTGCAGAAAACGCGACACCGGCGCTGAGAGAGCAGATCCTCAAAAACCGCGATCTCTTTGAAGCACTGGGCATCGACCTGAGCATTTTCGGCGACCGCGTGGAGCAGACGGCGAACCGGCTTGTCAAGGTGCTCGCAAACGGCAGCGCGCCCGGCGGGCTGGGAGTGGGCGACCGCGTGGTTACGGGAGGCGGGACCTACGAGATCACGGGGGTACGACCGGACGGAAGCTACGAATCCAAGCTGGTAGACAAAAACCAGACGACCGGCAATTACAACGGCGAGTATAATTACGGGACGCCAAACCCGTCCCGCAGGATCGCCAAGGTAAGAAGCAACGGCAGCGCCCCTCCGGGGCTCAATGTGGGTGACTGGGTAGTGACGGCGGCGGGAGCGTATCAGATCACGGCGGTAAACCCTGACGGGTCGTACCAGTCGGTGCTGATCGACCGAAGCATGACCACAGAGAGCTACACGGGGAGATACGACGTATACGATCAGGGTGGATGGCTCCACGGCACGGGCGGCATCAAGGAGACTGACAGGCCGGAGACGGTGCTGCCGCCGAGCCTGACGGAAAAGCTCCTTTCCCCGGAGGCAGATGCAACATTCAAGAAACGCATGAGTGAGCTTGGCTTCCTGTACGGCGTTACGGACAGAACGCCGGTGACGGCAGGTGGAACGGTGACGAATTCCAACGTGACGAATACCTCCTATACCGTAAACGGAGTGCGCATCAGCGCACAGGATGCAAGGTCGCTTTCGTTTGAAGAAGTGCTGCTCCGTATGACGCAGTTGGGCGGAAGCCTTGGAAACTACAACAATATGTGAGGGAGGAAGAAGGCATGGCAATTTATCAGCCGACGAATATTTCCCCTTCGCTGTGGGGCGAGCTGGGCAACGGCGTGGTGGATGCGACGAAGGCGCTGCCGGTGACGTGGCAGGTAAACGGCACGAGCGCGCTGACGGCGTTTTCTATCACGATCTATCGAAACGATGCTGCGAGCACGCAGCTCTATACGACCGGGAAACGCACGGACGGATGCCCGTTTTACGGGACGAATTACGCAGGAGAATCGCAGCTTTTCAGTTATACGATTCCTGCGAGCGCGCTTTCCGGCGCAGGTGTCAAAAACGGAGAAAACTACAAGCTCTCCATCACGCAGTATTGGGGCGAAAACGAAAGTGTGACGCAAATGAGCGCGAGCGCATTCGTCACACGCACCGACCCGATGCTCTCAATTGAGGATATTCCTGCGCCGCTTTCTGCGAAGGAGCATACCTTTACAGGCTCGTATTCTCAAGCGCAGGGAGACACACTGAACTGGCTGCGGTGGAGGCTGTGCGCGAAAGGGTCGGAAAACGAGCCGCTCTATGACACGGAACGCATCTATGGAACGGGCGAGCTGCAATTTAAGTACGATGGACTTTTCAGCGGGGAGACTTACGGCGTTCGGCTACAGGTACAGACGGAAAACGGTGCGCAGGCCGATACGGGATGGGTCTATTTTACAGTGAGCTACGAGATGGCGTCCTCCACGGCGGCGGTTCAGGTGTGCTGCAAAAGGGCGGTGAGCGGCGTATACATCACGTGGCCGCGCCTTGCAAGCATTGAGGGGACTCCGAGCGGGAGCTATGAGATCAGCGGGGGGACGCTGGAACTCCCGGCGGGGAGCAAGGTCACGTGGGACAGCGTGACGGGCAAGCCGATGAAATACGAAGCGCCGTGGACCGTGGTGTGGAAGGGGAAAATAGCGCAGGCGGCAACGGTCGTGACGGTGAAGACGGATCAGGGCGATATTACGATCAACGCGGCGGCCAATTCGCTGACTATCAAGCGCGGGAACACTGTCATTTACCAGAATTACGGGATACTGCGAATCGGGACGGAATTTCTTGTGGCGTTGACGCCGAATACGGTCTACTTCCGGCAGGTGAGCCGGTCGAACGGGCTTTATCCGGACGTGGGGCTTCATCCGATGGTGGGGCTGCGCCCGCGCCAATCGACGGGTGAGAAACTGACGCAACGGGCGGGCTCTGTCGCCGTTGGAAACGCGACGATCACGGGACTGGTGGTAGCTGGGGCGCAGTCAACGAGCTATTTGTGGGTGAGCGCACAGAGCCTGACGGCGCAGCAGATGGAGGACCTTTTTGGAGATGGTACATTTATCCCGAACTTTGACGAAAGCACGCTTTTGCTGGCGAACTTTACAGATGGACTGCAAGCGGGAAATCTGAACGGCATATTTGGCAGCGGCTTGCAAGGCTTTTCCATTTACAGGTACGAGACGGGAGCGCAGACGCTCAGGCACGTTGCCGATGTTCCGCTTGAGAAACTGGCGGTCGTAGACTGCGGGGCAAGGTCGCAGGTTGCGGTGCGGTACTATATGTTCGGAATCGGCGCGGACACTTATACGACCACGCCGATCATCAGCGAAGAAATCATGCCGGTTTTCTGGGACTGGTCGGTGCTCGAGTGCACGAAGGACGAGAACGGCGCGTACCGCCCGGAAAGCATCTTCCGCTTTGGAAAGAACCTTGCAAGCGGCGCTATCAGCAACAACAACCAGCCGGGAGTGCTGCAAAACTTTACGCCGTATCCGACGGTGCAGCCGTCCCCTTCGAACTACAGGAGCGGGACGCTGACGAGCCTGATCGGCAGTATTGACCGCGAGGGCAATTACAGCGACACGACGGAGCTGCGCGACCGCATCTATGCGCTGAGCGTGACACAGCGGACGCTATTTCTGAAAAACCGGAAGGGCGATATCTGGCAAATCCGAACGAGCGATGCGGTAAGCATGAGCACGGCGGACGGAACGAGGGAGCAGGCGCAGATCGTGTCGCTCCCGTGGGTAGAGACGGCAAGCGCGGAGGCGGCGAAAATCATTCTGGCGCAGGGAGACGCCCTGATGCCTATGCCGCCTGTGGTGCTACAGGATATCAGAATTACCGCGCCGCCTGAAAAAACAGCGTATCTCGTAAACGAATTCTTTTCGCCAAAGGGAATGGTCGTTACCGCGATCTTCTCGAACGGCACAAGGGAGGTTGTGCAAAACTACCGTTATGTGCCTAATGCAGCGCTCACGATCAACGACGAATTCGTCCAGATATTCTACTCCTACGGAGAGAATACCAGAACAGCTAACGTTGCAATTTCCGTATCGAGGATTCCCGTCACCGTCCCGTCACAGCTCGGCAGCCTGACGTACAACGGAGAGCCGCAGGTCCCTTCGTGGGAAAACTACGACCCGAACACGCAGGAGATGCAGGCGGTAGATGGAGAGGTAAACGCAGGGACATACAGCGTTCTCGTGCGGCTGAAAAACACAAACAACTATTGCTGGGAAGACGGGACGACCGAAGCGAAAACGGTGACTTGGAGCATCGGGAAAATGAGCGTCGCAACTCCGGCACAGTTAGGGACGCTGACGTACACGGGCGAAGCGCAATCGCCTGATTGGAGCAACTACGACAGCGGTAAAATGACGCTAAGCGGAGCGACCTCCGGAACGAATGCAGGAAGCTATACGGCGACATTCTCGCTGGGCAGCAACTACCAGTGGGCGGATGGAGCTACGGCGGCAAAGAACGTTGTGTGGAAAATCAACAAGGCGGCGGGGAGCCTCAGCATTTCTCCCAGCAGCATAAAGATGTACGACACGACAAGGAGCAGGACCATTACGGTGACGCGCAGCGGCGACGGGGAAATCAGCGCTGTGAGCGATAATCCTGCGGCGGCCGAGGTGAGCGTAAGCGGAAACACGGTGACAGTGACGAGCAGGTCCAGCGGCAGCGCGAAGATCACGGTGAGCGTGGCGGCGGGGACGAACTACACCGCACCGGCGAGCAAAACCTGCGATGTAAGCGTGGTCTCGCCCATCTCTATCGCGGATTTGAGACAGTTCGCGTATACCGACAACATGAAGGGATGCGGAAAGCACAACGACCAGTATCTGATGGTCGGAAACGATGAGGACTGGAATATCTTCGGGACGATATCTCCCGCGAGCGGGCAGGCTAGCAAGTATAAAATGAACGTAACAGGTACGTACCCTGCCGCTGGAATGATTGTAAGCAACGCTCGCATTGACATCCCGCTGACGGACAGGGACGGCGGTACTCTCTACAAGAACAGATGCAAAATGATGATAACGACGGAAGACTTTATTGCAAAAAATCAGGTCTTCCAAATCACATCCGAGGCCGGCGTGCGCATGAACTGCATCGCTGGTGGCGGCAACGGCTACATTTATTCTGGCGGCAAGGACGCGGCGGGAAAGCCTGTTATACTCTACGTTTCTAAATCGGCGGACGTATCCACAAACCCCGCGCAGCAGATTCTTGCGACGGATGGTGAGATCATTGACATTGCCTCCTGCAAGGATTCCAGCGGCACAAATCGTCTGGCGGTGCTTACGGCGCAAGGGAAATTGCTTGAAGGGACGCTGAGCGCATCCGGACCAGTTGACCACAACGATTGGACAATCGACGCACCGGCTGCGGTGAAGATCGGTCTCATCCCTGCGGATGACAATAAACTGTATCGCTGCGCCTATGCAGAGTCCACGGAGACGGGATACCGTCTCGTGAGCAGATACGGTGATGGGCAAATCAGATACACCGATGATTTCGCGCCACAAAACAGCACGATTCTGGGCGTTGGGGCGATTGGGGGCTATGCCGTCGCGGTCTTTGCGGACGCTGACGGGAATGCAAAAATCTACGTCAACGAAGACGGAGAGTACGGAAGAGTGTATTCGCTGGATGCGCTCAGCCCGATCGCCATGTGCGAGATCCCGAACGGCATCGGCGTGATCTGCAAGACGAGCGCCGCCTTCACGGTGGCTATCAAGGAAATCACTTTGGCGGAATAAGCGAAGGAGGGAGTTGACCATGGCGGAGATACTGACGACGCACGCGGAACGGCTGAATGACTACATGAAGATGCTGCGGAAGCCTTACATCAAGCTCGTCCGGCTGCGATTTGCCATCGACAATAACCCCTTGGGGCGCAGGAGCGGCGCGTTCCTGCAAGGGGGGAGCATTACAGTGAACCTCCAAAACGGGCGGCGCAGGTCGGCAGACGTGACGCTCTCGAACCTCGACCGTGCGTTCGACTACAACGTAAACGGCGTGTGGTTCGGAACACAGATTGCCATCGACGAGGGGTTGATCCTTTCGGACGGCTCGGAGTATTACATCCAGCAAGGCGTTTTCCTGATTGAAACGCCGGACGAAGCGCTGATGCCAAAAAGCCGGACGGCGCACTACAACCTTGTGGACAAGTGGGCAAATCTGGACGGGACGCTTTTCGGGAATCTGGAAAGCATCTACGAGGTGAAGGCGGGAACGAACATCTACGCGCCGATCTCGGCGCTGCTGAAGCTCGACCGCGGGAACGGATACCAGATCGACCCCGTGCCGCCCGTATTCACCGAATACTACAACGGCAAATCGCAGGCGCTGCCGGGCGGCGGCACGGCGCTGCTGACGAACGCGCCCTATACCCTGCGCATCGACAGCGAGAGCGGAACGATGGCAGACGTGGCGCTGGGCTGCGCGGGAATGGTGAACGCATGGATCGGCTACGATCAGGTCGGCGCGCTGCGGCTCGACCCATCGCAGGACGACATTGTGGACACGAGCAAGCCGGTACAGTGGCAATTCTCGCAGGAGGAAGTCCAGTTTCTCGGCGCGACCTACACGGTGAAGAACACCGAGGTCTATAACGACTATATCATCGTCGGCGAAGCGCTGGACAGCGGCGCGCAGATCGCGGGGCGGGCGACAAACATGGACCCGCAGAGCGACACGAACATTTACTCGAGCATCGGGCGAAAGACCAAGCGAGAAAGCGCAAGCGGATACTACACCGTGCAGCAATGCCAAGACCTCGCGGCATGGAAGCTCAAGCGCGCGACGGTGCTGCAAAAGAGTGTGAGCATCCAGTGCAGCCAAATGTTCCACCTGAATGAAAACGAGCTGGTGGAGATCGTGCGGAGCGACAAGCCGGGGTCGCCGGTGGAGCGGCATCTTATTATGGGTTTTTCCCGTCCGCTGGGCGCGACGGGGCAGATGACCATCAACGCAGTGAGCACGAACGACTTTCCAATTGCCACGCTGACCAAGTGGCCGACATGAGAAAAGGGGGAATGAAAATGCCTATTGTGGAAGGAAAGTACAAAAATCCGGGATGGCAGAACGGCAGCGCGCCGGATATCGACGCCGCCGAATTAAACGCCATGAGCAGCACGCTGGAAAAAGCAGACAGCACGCGCTACGACAACGTGACGATGACTGCCGCGGGGTGGAAGGGGAAAACGTACAGTTTTGAAACCGTCTACCCGAGCGCTTCGTGGGATATCGTTATCAGCGTAGCCCCGACCGCCACGGCGGAGAAGTACGACGCATTTGCGGCAGCGAAGGTGTGCGGAAGCTCGTCCAGCAATGTGGTGACGGCGCTTGGGGCAGTTCCGTCGGTCGACATTCCCCTCATTGTAAAGGCGGTGAAGAAATGAGCGTTGAAGTTTACGGCGGAGGCGGCGGCGCATCGCTGAAGCTGCAAAGCAAGATCGTAACGCCGAGCACGGCGCAGCAGATTGTGACGCCGGACAGCGGCATGGACGGACTAAGCAAGGTGACGGTGGACGCCATGCCGGGCGGAACGCTGGCAGCTCCCGCCATCAGCGCGGGCGGACTCATTACATCGAAAATCGAAAAGGGCGGATACCTGAACGCGGGAGACAACCGAACACTGCAACTGCCGACGCGCAGCGACCAAACGATTTTCCCCTCGACCGCCGACCAGGTGGCAGTCCCGAAGGGCGTTTACACCACGGGGCAGATAAGCGTGATTGGCGACGCCAACCTGATTCCGGCGAATATCCGAAACGGCGTGAATATTTTCGGAGTGGTGGGGAATTTTCAAGGTGCTTCTTTGCGGGCGGCTCAGTGGGGTCCTGTATCCGGGGGAATTGTTGACATATACATTCCCAACAACACAAAAATCGCAGCTCTTAAAGTTAAATTCGGCGGGAATTGGATGGGCCTGGAATTCGTCGGCACTTTCACGGGCGCAATGCTTGCGTCCGGAGGGATAGGAACGCTTACACTGGGCAACCCGAACGGGGTTTTCGACTATCCGTTCTCCGTATATGAAGATCACATCACCGTAGATTTATCTCCGCATTACTCTGCGTTTACAGAGTCCTCCTATATCTATCAGGGCTCATACGCCGTAATCTGAAAAAATAAAAGGAGAGATACAAAATGAAAGAAGTATTGACGAAGAGACTGGCGAACCTTTTGAGCGTGAAGAGCCTTGTCACCATCGCACTGACGGCGACCTTCTGCGTGCTGACGGTGCAGGCGAAGGTGACGCAGGAATTCAACACCGTATATCTCATGGTGATCGCGTTCTATTTCGGAACGCAGAACGCGGCGGGAAGCGCGAAGGGTGAGGAAAATGGTTAACTCGAACAAAATCAGCGACCTGCGGCCGGACGTGGTGCAGAACGCGACGATCTTTGTTGCGCTGTGCAGGGCGGAAGGGCTGAATGTGAAGATCACGCAGACGATGCGCGACGACGCTTACCAGAAGACGCTCTACCAGAAAGGCTACGCCAAAACGCCGTATACAACGTTCCACGGGAAGGGGCTTGCCTTCGACATCTGCAAGAATGTGCGCGGGCATGAATACGACGATATCAATTTCTTTGCCCAGTGCGCGAAGATCGGCAAGCAAATGGGCTTTACATGGGGCGGCGACTGGAAGAGTTTCCCCGACCGACCGCACTTCCAATGGGACGAGCGCAAAAAATATAGCGGCACGATGGTGCGCGCGGGCAAGCTGCCGCCCACGATGCCGCGATACGAGGAGGATGACGAGATGGACATTCAGAAGTTCAAGGAGCTGATGCGTGAATACCGCGCGGAGCTGCAAGACAACGACAGCTCCAAGTGGAGCAAGGAGGCGCGCGAGTGGGCTGTGAAAAACGGAATCATCACGGGCGGCACGCCGCTGCCTGACGGGCAGCCTAACTATATGTGGGAAGACCTGCTGACGCGCGAGCAGATGGCGACACTGCTGTATCGCTTTGCCAAGCTGATGGGAAAGGCGTAAGCCATGCAGGGCGATATGAGGGGCAAAAGAAAAAACCACCGCAAAAGCCGCTCAGACGCGCTGAGAGCGCATTTAAAATCGCTCGGGTTTACCAATAGGCTCGCCCTCTATCTCGTCGCACTGCTCACCGCAGGGCTTGCGGGAGGGTTCCTGCTCGCCAAGTGGAGCATCGAGGCGAAATACACGGGGGCGCTGGCGTGCTACACGGTGGTTTTTACGCCGATCGGCACGGCGCTGGGCGCGGTGCTGGGGCGCGTGGTGAAAAAGAACATGGAGGAAAACACCGGCGCGGACGGCGAGGGAATTGTATACGCCGCCGCCAAGGCCTGCGGATTTTCCGAAGCGGACGACATCAGCGAAAACAGCCCGCCGATTTAAGCAAGATTTTAAGCAAGAAACGCACGGAGGACGATCTTCCGTGCGTTTCGTTTGCAATTTTGTCAATTTGCGGCGGCGAGGCGGTCGAGATTGCGCTGCGCCTGATAGTCGCGCTCGGCGATGACTCTTCGGGCGCTGCCGCGTCCGGCGCGCGCCATAAGCTTGCCGGAATAAATCTGCGTGGTCTGCGGGTTTGCGTGCCCAAGCTTTGCTTGCAGGGCGTAATGGTCCATGCCGGAGTTCAGGTCGATACGCGCGCCGACATGGCGCAGATCGTGCGAGCGGATATTGTGAACGCCGGTGACGGCGAAGACGTGCCGCTCGACCACGCCGGAAAGCCACTGCTGCGTGCCGACCCTCCACGCGCCGGAACGCATGGTGCCGAAAAGGGGAGCGGACGCGGGCACATCCTGCGGGCGGATGCCGGAGGCGAGATAGGCGCGGACGGCGGTCTGCGCGATGAGGGGGAAATCGACGGTGCGGAATTTGTCGCCCTTTCCGTGATCGACGGTGATCTGCTCCGCCTTAAAGTCGAGGTCGGCGAGCGTCAGGGTGCGCAGCTCGGTGTTGCGCAGCTCGGTGGAAAGAAGCAAAACGACGATCGCGTAATTGCGCGGCCAGTTCTCCGGGTGCGTGGTGACGACGGGGGTGTTGCGCCAAAGGTGCATGACCTGCTCATCGGTGAGCAGGAGATCATAGGGGCGGGCGTCGATCTTCCGCATGGCGGGAAAGAGCATCAGGGAGACGGGATTTGACGAATAGAACTGCTCGCCGCCAAGGTCGGGAGAGCTGGCAAATGTAAAGAACGCGCGCAGGACGACCAGATGCTGATGCACCGTGCGGACGGCACAGCCACGCTCTAACAGCGCGTCCCGATACGCCTGAATGGTGGTAAAGGTCGGGTCGTCACGAAAGAGATCGGAGGACACAAAAAAATCATAGAACGAGGTAATGATATGGGAGTAGTCGGTCAGCGTTTTGGGCGCAATGCCGGTGGACTGGCAGTTGCGCAGCCAGAGGTCTGAACTCCTGAGAAAACGCCGCTCCGCAGCAGAGGTAACAGGCATGGTCGGCTCCTTTCAAGCGGGGGTGGGGCGGGCTGGATTGGCCGGGGCGTTATGCCCCAGCCTTGACAAAATCCTGTTTCAGCACCAGCTCAACGCCACATTCGGAAACATGAATGTAATCGACGACAAAATCGCCATACGCGGCCATTGCCAGAGGGTCGAGCGTATTCAGCTCGCTTGCAGCGCCGCCGCTGGCGAGGTAGACCTTTTCGGCAACACCGCCGCCAAACTCAATGCTATTTGCAAGACTTTTTACCGTAAACATAGTTTTTTTCTCCTTATAAACTCAAATTCAGTTTTCTGCGCCTGACGTGCGGGCGGGAAGATCGCGGCGGCGGGCGGCAGCATATCGGTTCAGGAAATATTTTTGTCCCTTTGGCGTTACTTTGCTGACGCGATCGATCACCGCGCCATCTTTGGAGATACGAGGTGATTCTTTTATGAAGAACAGGCCGAGATCCATAGCTCGCTGGGTCGGCATATTCTTGTCGCTGCCCTCTTTGATGAGATACCCATCGGAACGAAGCTGCTCATAGAGCCGCTTTTCCCCAGTGTCCACGCCGTTTTGCTTGAGAATCTTCGCAAGGTCGCGGACGAGAATGTTCGTGTCGCAGCTCGTGATGGCATTGGCGAAGCGGACGGCGGGAGCATCGGCTTCGATTTTTTCCTCCAGAGCCTTTCGGCGATCCTGCTCGGATTTCAGCTCCGTCAACAGACGGATGCCAAACTCCGGGGAGGAAATCATCTGGTCGAGCGTGTCAGGTGTCATGTAGGCACCATTGCGCCGGATAGTGGGGATCACATCATCCGCGATTTTTGCCTGAAATGCTTCAGCCGCTTCGTTCTTGGCTTTCATGGCAAGGCGGTAGAAGATGTTTTCGGGGATAAAATCGTCTTTCCCAACTTCTTGGGAAAAGCCCAATTCCTTGAGATAGCCGATAACGCGCGGCCAGTCGATGCGAACATACTCCTTTCGGAAACCAGTTTCCGAAATTTTTACATCCGTCTTGGTGAAGCCCAGTCCCCGCGCCACGGTGTCCAGCTTGAGATAGGCCGTGCCGTCTTTCTCATAGCACTCAATGCCGTTAATGTTGAAAACTTGCAATTCGTTCATCTATACAATTCCTCCATAACAGGCTTGACCTTTGGAGGCGGGTGCATTAGAATATTTACACCGCTCCCAAAGGGGGCGACCAACTCCTTCGCCGTTCCGTTTGCAAGACTAGCGGCGGGGGAGTTGCCTTTTTACTTTTTCAGCCCATTGTAGATGGCCTTAATTCCATCACGGATGATTTCAGCCTTCGTTTTGCCGGTAACCTCCGAGCAATAATTAAGTCTGTCAACATCCTCTTGCGAGAGTCGGACTCGGGTATTTAAGGTCTTAGGGTCATCGGTGGGCCTGCCGATCCGTGGAGACATAAATGCACCTACCTTTCGTATCCACAAAAATAATATATCATTTGTGGATACACAAGTCAAGAGTTTTTTTAATATGCTTCTGATTCAGTCGATGCGCGCTGCGTTCAGTTCAGTGACGCGGCAGCGCAGGATGCTTTCAAAGATGGCACGCAGTTTTCGATCCTGCGAAACGATGGTGAGCTTGTTCACGCCTTTGCGCTGTGTGGCGGTGGCTCCGGAGGACGCCATTCGGTTTTGCAGACGCGTGAGACGCTGCTGAAGGTCTACGCCTGCGGTGCGTTCCAATTCCTCGTACAGATCGTGGCGGAATTTTTGGTGGTTGAGGCCGAAGTGCTGCACCACAGCGTTGATCGAGTGGTTGGCAGACTCCTGCCAGTTATCTCCCGACGCAAACGGGGCTGACCACGCGGCGGCGAGGTTATCCATGCGCTTTGCGTTCTGCTCGAAGCGGCTGGAAAGCTCATCCATGCGGCGTTCCTGCTCCTGCTGTCGCATCTCAATGCTGATAAGCGCCTGAAGCTGGGGAGAGAGGGAAGAGAACTGGGGCTGAGAAACAGCCTTACGCATTTTCTCAAACGCTGTGACATAAGCGGCGGTGAACAGGATGCCCTTTTCGCCGGTCATTTTGTTCGCCACCATGTCACAGCCTTTCTTGGTGAGCAGGAAGCAGGGGAGTGTACGCCCGATGCTGTCCTTGTAGTTGGATTCGATGAAGAAGTCATTGAGCGCAAAATTGCGCTCAATAGAATTTTCAAGGATTTCCGCGTAGTTGCGGATGTCTCGCAGCAGCTCCTTGTGGTTCTTCCCGGTCATTTCTGCGACCTCGCGGCTGTCTACGACCTCTGCGCCGTTGTGGTTGATGATAGTCAATTCGTTCATCTGAAAAGCTCCTTTTCTTGTAGATGCTTCTATTATATAGACCGCATCCAAATTGATTTTTGCCGCCGTCAGGGTATAAAAATACCCCGTGATGGCTTGACACCCGTGGAACTTTTCGTCTATAATGATTTAGACAAAGCCCTCGCGGTTTTGGTCGCATAGATGCTCACTCCGTCCGGCAAGATGATAGTGGGCATCTATTTTTACTTCAGCTGATTTTCAAGATATTCCGAGCAGGCAATGCGGACGACGGCGGCAAGGGATATGTTTTTCCGGGCAGCTTCCGCCTTTAAGCGTTCGTACAGCTCGGGGGGTATCATGATATTCAGCGCTTTGCTGTTTTTCATGCTATCCTCCTTTCTTTACAACAAGAATACTACAACTATACCACAATGTCAATAGTTATTTTACGGAGGCGGTAGCGTTGAGCGTGATGGACATTTTTAAGGTGAACAGGTATAAGGAAGACATTCAAAAACTGCACGAAGAAAATGCCCAACTAATAGAGGAATTGAACGAGCGAGACAGACTTCTTACCGACGAGCATTATACCGCAATTGGTATAATCCGATATCTGGAGTCCTTACATAGGAAATTGGCAGAATTGTCAGTCGTTGCTTCATTAAAAGAAGTGGAAATTCAAAAATTGGACAAACAAAAAGAAGCGCTTGAAGAGGATGTTGTCGAGCTGAAAGAAACGAAACTCTTACAAGACTTTGGACTGTATGAGCCGATGTACGACTTTGCATATTCCTCGCAGTATCAAGAGAGACTCTGTGCGTGCAGGGAGGAGCAAAAACGCATGGTAAAGGCTGGGGAGGCGGCCGTTTGCAAAACCAACTGGACAGTTAATGGCAGTCTTAGCGCTGGGAAGAAAATGACGAATAACAACATCACATCCGCTCTACTTGTCTTTAACACAGAGTGCGAAAACGCTGTGAACAGGGTGAAGTTTAATAATTACGATAGCATGAAAAAGAGGGTAGAGAGGATTTACAAAAAAATAAACAGTCTAAATGCCGTAAACGATATAAAGATTTCTGCCGATTATCTTGAACTGAAAATGCAGGAACTCGCTTTGGCATACGAGTATTCCAGAAAAAAGCAGGAAGAAAAAGAGCGAGCAAGAGAGCAACGAGAGATTGAAAGAGAAAACCTAAAAGTGCAAAGAGAGATTGAGGCCGAAAGGAAGAGAATTGAGAAAGAAAAAATCCATTACCAGAATATTATGGCGCGCTTGATGGAGCAGATGGAACAAGAAAAGAGTGAATCTAGGAAACAGTTTATAAGAGAAAAAATAGATGCCGCTCGGGGAGAACTTGCAGAGCTTGATAAAGCGTTGAAAGATGTCGATTATCGGGCAGCAAACGAGAGAGCCGGATATGTGTATGTAATTTCAAATATTGGAGCATTTGGCGAGGGGGTTTATAAAATAGGCATGACAAGAAGGCTTGAGCCAAAGGACAGAATTGACGAACTTGGCGGAGCCTCAGTGCCGTTCAGATTCGATATCCATGCCATGATTTTTTCGGATGACGCGCCAAAGCTTGAAACGGCGCTACATAACGCTTTTGCAGATAGGCGCGTTAATATGGTAAATGGGAGAAAAGAATTTTTCCGCGTTCCATTGGAAGAGATCGAGCGAGTTGTGACGGAAAATTACGACCGAACTGTTGACTTTAAATATTTGGCGGATGCCGAGCAATATAGAGAAAGCCTCAAAATGAAAGGGGAATAGTGAAAAGCCGCCCAAAACGGGCGGCTTTTCTTATGGTGCAACGGCAAAAAAATCGTTTGGAAGCCTTGTATATAATGGAAATATCACCAGATAGAGAGGATGATATTTCCTGATGAACGAATTGAAGATTTTCGAGAACCACAAATTCGGCGAGGTGCGAACCATCGAAGAAGATGGGAAGGTGCTTTTCTGCGGCAGCGACGTTGCAAAGGCACTCGGTTACACCAACACCAGCAAGGCGCTTTCAGACCATTGCAGGGGTGACCTAACGAAACGTTACCCCATCGTTGATGCTCTCGGGAGAACGCAAGAAGCCATTTTCATCACCGAGGGCGACATCTACCGACTGGCTGCGCGGTCAAAGCTGCCGGGGGCTGAGGAATTTGAGCGTTGGGTGTTTGATGAGGTCATTCCAAGCATCCGCAGGACGGGCGCTTACATGATGCCGCAGGATTACCCTTCCGCCTTGCGCGCACTCGCGGATGCAGAGGAAAAGAAAATGCGATTGCTGGCAGAGAATCAGCGTCAGGCGCAGATCATTGCTGATTTCGAGCCGGTGCGACAGTACGTTGACACGATTCTGGAAAGCCCCGCCGTTTTGGCCACTGGGCAGATCGCAGCAGACTACGATCTCAGTGCGAACCGACTGAATAAAATCCTGCACGAAGAAGGCGTACAGCACAAAGTTAACGGGCAGTGGATTCTTTACAAAAAGCACATGGGGAAGGGGTACACAAAGAGCCGTACAACGCCGATTACCCACTCGAGCGGACAGCAGGACATCAAAATGCACACATACTGGACGCAGAAGGGGCGTATGATGATTCACAACATTTTGACAGCGCGCGGGATTCTTGCTGTGATGGACCGCGACAGAGCTTGTTGAAATGACTTTGCCACGAGAATAAGAAGAAGACCATTTTCCCTGACTCGGGAAAATGGTCTTCTCAATTTCACAGATTCTTGAAGAGGGCAGAGCCGAAGACGAAGGCGTTCTGCATCTTCGAATAGGGGATGGCGACCCACACACTGTCTCCCGCCTTGGCAGAAGCCATGGAAGTGACATAGGGGATGGAGATCGAGGAATCGTCGAAGGGAAACTGCACGCCCATCAGGCCGCCGGATGCGGCAGAGGTGACGGTGGCGCGGATGACCTTAAAATACGGCTCGATCTTCTTATCGACCTTCGGCTCGATGTACTTCCAGATATTGTCGGCAAGGCGCTTCATCTGCTCGACTTCACTCTGCATGGGAAACACCTGTTTCGCTTTCTGCCGGCGCGGGGTCGGCGCTCAGAATGGTGAGTTTGGGATCGCCATAGAATTTGGAGAGCATTTTCGCCTTCTGCGGCGATTCCGCCTCGACCATATCCATATAGACGAGGGCGGGATTCTTGAGGTTGGCGGCGCGGACGATATAAAGGCGGGGGATCACGTTGGTTTTCAGATTCGGCATTACGGTTCCTCCTTCCAGACATTGAAAATAGTGAAAACGAGGGAAACGCCCGAGTCGGTGCGGTTGATCTGCACGATATCGCACTGGGCGAAGAGGAACGAGACGGCGTTGCGGATGCCGACGTACATCATTGCGCAGTTGTCGGGGAACTCAAGGCCGATGCCGGCGGTCTCGCGTTCCTCGCACGGGTCGAACGGGACGATCTTGATAAAGGGGGCGACAGCGAGGCGCTGGGCGGATTCCTTGAGGGCTTTATAGCGCCGAACGGCGCCGGGGTCAAGAATTTTCATGGCAAAAACTCCTTTGAAAAAATCAATATCAGGGGCAAGCGGGCGAGAGGGCACGCAGCTCGAAAACGGTGCTCACGACGATCTCGACCGCCTGCTTCAGCTCGTCTTGCGTGATGCGATACGGGAGGGAGAAGCGGACGGCGGAGCGGGCGCGCTCTTCGGAAAGCCCCATGGCGCGGAGGACATAGCTGCCGTTGAGACTGCCGCTGGTGCAGGCGCTGCCGCTGGAGGCGCACAACCCCTTACGGGACAGGGCGAGCACGAGGGACTGCGATTCTACGCCGAGGAAACTGATATTGGCGTTGTTTGGCAGGCGGCGCGTTGCGTCGCAGATGACCCAAGGGCCATTGATGTAGGCGTCCGGCACGAGACGGAGAATTTCGGTAATGAAATCGTCGCGCAGCTTCGTGATGCGGGCAATGTCATCATACATGGTTTCACAACGCTTTTCAAGGGCGACTGCCATGGCGCAGGCGAGGGCGACGCTCTCGGTGCCGCCGCGCATTCCGCGTTCCTGACCGCCGCCGCAGATCATGGGGACGATGGGCGCATCTTCGCGGACGATCAGGGCGCCGATGCCGGAAAGACCGCCGAACTTGTGCGCGCCGAACGCCATGTAATCAACGCCGAGGGCTCGGAAGTCAATGGGAATCTGGCCAACGGCGGAGGACGCGTCACAGGAGAAGAGACCGGTGAGGGATTTTTGCATAGCCTCGATATCGTAAATTTCGCCGGTCTCGTTATTGGCAAGCATATGGGTATGGCCGATTTCAAGGCCGCGGGCAACGGCTGGGGTAGCATAAGGATATTCCAGAACGGCGTGATGCTCATAGCGGGGGATTCCCCCAACGCTGCAAGAACAGGCATCCAGACAACGCATCATCCAGTTGCAGGCTTCGGTCGCGCCGCTGGTGAAGCAGACCTCGTTCGGCTCGCAGTTCAGGCAGCGGGCGATGGCGGCACGGGCAACTTCGAGCGCCGATTTCGCGGCGCGTCCTTCACTATGCAGGCTGGAAGGGTTTGCAAGATCCTGCATTTTCAGGAAGGCATCGACTGCGGCGGGGAAGGGCATTTCGTGAGCGGCGGCGTCAAGGTAGATCATTTGGTCAGACTCCTTCAGACTAAAAATTTCGATATTAAGGGCAAGCCCCGAGCGGCAGGCTGCGCGCTCGGGGCGTTTCCGTTTAGAGATCAGCCGCGAACGGCATCCTTGAGCGTTTTGGTCGCCTTGAAGGTGACGGCCTTGCTCGCGGGGATGATGACGCTTTCGCCGGTCGATGGGTTGCGTCCCTTGCGCTCGGCGCGCTCCTTGACTTCAAACTTGCCGATACCAGGGATGGCGACGCTATCACCGGCAACCAGCGCGGCGGTGATGACGGAATACAGGGCGGTGAGATCGCGATCGGCCTGCGCCTTGGTGGTGCCGGCTTCCTCGGCAAGTTTGTCGATCAACTCGGGTTTGGTCATTTGGATGGGCCTCCTTTCGTGATAATTTGGATGGTGCATCCGGCCGGACTCGAACCGGCGACATTTAGAGGCGTGAAATTCCTCGACGCTCTGCCCCTCTGAGCTACGGATGCAAATCCCCGCCTTGTTTATGCCATGGCGGGCGATCTGGCGGCGGTTTCCTTTACTTGTATAGCGCCACCAACTCCGCAAGGGGCGCTTTGGTGGAGACGGCGGGGACTCGAACCCCGCACGGTGGTTTCGCTGCCGGGAGATATTCCACCTAACTGCCCGGAGCGGATCTTACATTGCCGTTCTGCCACGTCTCCATATATGGCGGGCATTTCCTCCCGCCGACGGGGCTTTTCATCCGTTCCAGCGCTTTGCCGCCCGCTGAAGCCTTTTTGTGAAAGTGAGGAAAACTACGACGCGCCTCCCAAGCGGCGCGTGGAGCGGCGGACGGGTCTCGAACCCGCGGCCCTCAGATTGGAAGTCTGATGCTCTGCCTGCTGAGCTACCGCCGCATATATCGGAACGAGGGCGGCGGGGAAGTCTTTCGCTCGATCCTCGCTCCGATAAAAACTTCTATCAGCTGTATTCCACAATTCCCACCCCAGAGATCGGCACTAGATGAATCCGGTGGTATATCGTCTTCCGTCGCCGCACTTATGCGCCTGCGCAGGGCGCTGATACGATTCTGCGGGCATGATCGGGTGGGAGATCAAGTAGACCGCAAGGGCGAGCATTTGCGCGATGAGCCTGATCGCAGCGCAAGAAGGCTCGTAAAAATACATTCGATAGCTCGCCCCTTTTCAGTGATTTTTGCGGACAGCGGGTTCCACCCCCACGACCTCACAGATATGGTTTGTGCGCTCTTCTTAACTGAGCTATGTCCGCATTTAGGGTGCCCCCTCTGGACTTGCACCAGGGCGCCGCGAATCCGTATGAGAAGATTTTGCGCGGCGAGCGG